TAGATTTTGTCGCGTTGCTTAGATCTTCCGCTGTAAAGTTTTCTCGATTTCCGTCAGTTCGGACGGCTACGATATTGAAGGTGCTAGAAGACGGTTCTTCATCGGGTTTGTATATATTAAGAACCGCATTAGTTATCTCGCCGTTTGCGTTTGCTGCTTGTACTCCTATTAGCGCCGCGCCAGCAGGCATTGTCTCCGAAGATTTTACCGCTGATACAACTACCATAGATTTGTCGATATTATTTTCTACACTATCAATTATCTCGTCACTAATACAGAAGCTAGCAACTGGACTGGTTTCTCCATTTGTTTTAATCATAAGTTGATAGTTATCTAGATCTAATGGGTTTTCTGGGGATTTTCAATCTTGCTAAACATAGCTACGCCATCAGGCATCTTAACCGTGCTAGCCGCGGTCTTATACTCAGTCAGCTGGACTCTCTGCCACGTTACGTTGCTGTTGGTAAGCTCCTTGCCAGGCCCCGTATACAGTAGGTAGCTGCCGTTCTCGTAGGTGCCGTCCTCGCTGTTAACGATGAGCATCATATCACCTGACGACATGGAGACAGAGGATGACGAGTAGCCGTCGGCCAGCTTCAGATTCACGTATGTCTGGTCATAGTTTGCACAGGTGACCGGTACGATCTTTCTCATATTGCCAACCGCGTCCACGAGCGGCTGGATCATGTTCGTCACCAGGTCCTTCAGCTGCTCCAGGGTGACGTACTCTGTTCCGGTTGCTGCCATTGTTCCCTCCTATGCCGTGTAGCCGATGTAGCTGCGGAAGTCTTCCATTGTAGCGGTGGTGGGCAGGATGCCTGTCGCCAGCTTGCCGGCCGTGATGGTTCCGTCGGCGATCTTGGCGGCGGTGATGCCGCCGTCCTTCACGGAGAACTGGGTGCCGGAGAGCTGGAGCGTGGCGTCGTCCGCGGAGTACGCCGTGCCCTCGGGCACCGTGACCCACTGCGTCGTGCCGTCGCCGTTGGTGACCAGCATCTGCCCGGAGGTGCCGTTGCCGGAGCCGGGCTTGGCTACCAGGCCGTTGATATCGGGGATGACTCCAGAGGCGATCTTGGCGGCGGTGATAGCTCCGTCCGCCACCTTGTCAGTGGTGACCGCGTTGTCCTGGATCTTGCCCGCAGAGACGCAGCCGCCGGACAGATGATAGGGCAAGATGCTGTTGCTCTTAATCTCGTCACCGGCGACCGAACCTGGCGCTAGAGACATAGCGCCGTCGCCGGCGACCAGGATCTGATCGGACGCCTTGACGCCACCGAGCGTGTCGTCGGTTGCCACAGGAAGCTCGTAGGAGCCTCCGCCACCGCCACCGACGGAGTGGATGGTGCCGTCCGCATCGACGGTGATGGAGGTTCCGTCCGGCTTCACGATGCCGGCTGACTCGGTGGTTGCGATTGAGGCGTCGCCGCTGATGGGCGGGTCCAGGGTTTCGTAGTGCAGGGTGTCGATGTAGGCGTCGGTTACATGGTGGGCTGAGTTACCAATTTGGAAAAACATCCCGCGATCTGCACTAACAAGTGATCGTTTTTCCGATACATTGATAGTAACGGTGGGTCCATCGTCCCAAGAATTAGCTTCATCGCCGCTAAGCGTTCTATAAAAAAGCTCGATTGAACCCGGCTTCAAATCGGATCCAATCCATTTTGAGCCAAACGATTTACCTTCAGCAGTTGATAGGGTTACGTATCCACCACTAAATACGGAAAATGTTCCAATTTGCTCCATGATATCTGTGTTGTCATCAGCGCAAATTGCAACAATGGGAGATGTGGCTTTTTCACCGTTTGATTTATACAAAGTTAGCTTTGCAGCAACATTATCATCTTCCTCAAAAAACGTCTCAAAGTTTGGCTTTAGCGCATTGACAACATCGTCAGACAGCATGATCGTGCCGCCGTCGTTCTTGAACTGGGTGGCGTCGAGCACGGGCTTTCCGGTGACGTGGTCCCAGGTGACCTCGGCGGTCGTGAGGTAGGTCACCGTGTAGTCGCCGGAGCCGTCGAACGATGAGCCGACGAGGCCGAGGCGCCAGTCGTTGTCCACGACGACGTCGCCGTCGATAACGTTGGTTGACGGGATCAGGTACTGCGACACCTCGTCCTTGGGGATGTGCAGCGCCTCCGCCTCGTCGATGCGGTAGGCCGTGTTGAGCACGCGCAGCGAGAAGCCGGGGTAGCCCTGCCAGTCCTCGACCACGGTCCACGGGCCACCCTCCTCAGCCATGACAGGCTCGAAGCCGCGGATGTAGAGGTCGTAGCGGTAGTCGCCGTCCTCCACCACGAAGGCGCGGTTGACCGGCGTGTCGTCGAAGTCAGGCAGCTGGTCCACCTTGTAGACTCCGCCCTGGATGTCGACGCTCTTGCCGTCCGCGCCGCGCGGGAGCCACATGTCCACGGAGTACACGTTGCCGTCGGCGTCGGTGCGCTGGATGTCGAAGTCGGGCTGCTCCGCCTCGTAGACGTGGCGCTTGACCATGGTGGCCGGGAGGCCCTGCTCGCCCTTCTCGCCGGGGTCGCCCTTCTCGCCGGGGACTCCGGGGTCGCCCTTCTCGCCCTGGTCGCCCTTCTTGCCGTCCCTGCCGTCCTTGCCGGGGTCGCCCTTGGGACCCTGCGGCCCCACGGCCATGACGCCGGTGGGCTCGCCGTCGAGCGTCCACTGGCCGGTGGCCGAGTCGATTCCGACGTCGGGGACGCCGACCGTGACGCGGGAGGTGTAGACTACCTGCCCGTTCTCCACGGCCTCGATGGTGCCGAAGCCAAGGGCCTCGGAGGTGCGGAAGACCACGACGTCGTTGACGCGCGGCAGCGGCTTGGAGTCCCAGTGGGCGTTGCCGTAGATCATCAGGTCGTTGATGGTGGAGCGGTACGCATGTCCGACGTCCTCCGGCTCCTTGACGTCGGAGTCGCAGTAGATCCGGCTGCCCGTTGCGCCGGGCGGCAGGAGGCAGGTGAAGTCTTGCGTCGAGTCCCCGCGGCGGACGTGGAACGTGACGTTGACGGAGTCGCCGGCCACGGGGTTCTTCGGCGTCGAGGTGACCGTGACGTCACCTGCGGACAGGTTGTCGGAGGTGAGGACGACCTCGCCGGTCACGTCGTCGACGAACTGGACCACGTATGTGCCGGCCTTGTCGATCGACACCTGCGGGTAGACGCCGTGACCACGGGGGCCGCGGCCGATCTTGGAGACGAGCGGCAGCTGGTCGTCGCACTCCATGGCCGTGAAGTCGGGTTCCGCGTAGTGGCGGCGAAGCTCGCCGTATTCCTTGTCGAGGCTCATGCGCTCGCTCCAATCTTGGGTAGCTTTGTCCATGCACCATTATGACGGTAGAGGCCCTGGTTCGTGCCGCTGCCTGTCTCGACGTTCTTCACGTCGCGCCAGGAGCCGGACTTCCTGATCCTTGACGACCCTCCGCTGCGGTTGCAGCTCTTCATGGCGCCGGACTTCCTGATGGCGCCCACGTAGTAGTCCAGGTACGCCATGAAGCCCGGCACCGTGATGCGCACGGGGTCCGGGTAGATCGGGTCCGTGAGGTTGCCGTACGTGCCGGTGCCCGACGCCCAGAGGTAGCCGTCGTCGCCGGTGTCGCTGGCGCCGTAGTCGGTCAGGTGGCCGACGTTGTGGTACCCGCTGTTGATGCCCCAGTTGAACGTGCCGCGCCCGCCGCCGCCGACGACGACGTCCGCGGTGGCGAGCTGGATGCAGTCGGACGGATAGGTCAGCCCGCTGCCTGAGTAGCCGAAGCTCCAGTCATGCGGGCAGACGAAGAAGGCCACCGGGTAGTTGGACGACAGGATCTGGTTCTGCGTGATGGTGCCGCTGATGGCCACCTGCACCGAGGAGTCGTCGAAGATGCGGACGCTGATGGTGGTGGCCACGTCGCAGTAGACGGCGTTCGCGACGGAGCCGGGGAGGCCGAAGCACGTGACGCTGCTGCCGCTCCCGGCGTCCTGGTTGACCTGTACGTCGATCTGCCCTACCTGTGTCGCCATGCGGCCTCCTAGTTGAACTGGACGTCGTTCTCGCCGTCGGCGTCGGTGCGGATGTAGTTCGCGGTGCCGCCGGCGTAGACGTTCATGTTGCCGAGAGCGATCTTGCCGGAGGGACCGCTCCAGCTGATGTGGCCGTCCTCGCCCACCGTGCCGCCGCCGTACACCTTGTCGACGATGTCCTGGAGGCCGTTCTTCACGTACGTCTTGAGGTCGTTGAGCTTCTGCGTGACGGACGCGTCTCCCTCGCCCATCTCTCTCTTGATGGCCGCGTCCATGGCGTCCACGTACGCCTTGACGCTCGCGTAGCCGCCGAAGGCGTTGGATCCATGACCGGTGGAGTTGAAGCCCATGTCCGAGTGGATGTGGTCGGAGAGCTCGTTGACCTTGGAGTCAGCGTGGGCCTCCGCGGCAGCCTGATGGCTGTCGTCCTGCTTGTCCACGTAGTCGAGGATGTCGGACGCCTGGACGCCGTTGATGGTCACCTGGTTGCCGGCGATGATCTTGCGGATGTCATCGACGGTGATGCCGAGCACCTTTGCGAGGTCGTCGATGTTGGGCACCTCCACGTCGCCGCCGACGCCGAACGTCAGGTTGACGGTCCACGGCTTCCCCTGCTCCGGCGCGTTGTAGTCCTCTCGGGTGGTGTCGGGCGGGTACACCAGCTTCTCGACCCACTCCTCGTCGGTCGTGTTCTTGATGAACAGCGTGGCCACGCCGGAGCCGACGATGCCGTCGCCGCCGTCCTTGTTGCCGTCCTCGTCAATGGACCAGACGTACGGGATGGCAGGAGTCGTCCATGTCCACTCCATGCGGCCAGGGCGCCGGTAGATGAAGGTGATGGTGAACGTCTGCGGGATGGTGAACGGCCGCAGGTTGTACTGGTAGCTCAGCTGGCCGCCGTTGATGTTCTCGGACGTCCAGTCGCTGTGGACCTCGCCGGTGGCCTGGTCGACGTAGTAGCCGTGGAGGTGCGTCTCGGACGCGGAGTCCGGGTCGTCAACCTCCACCTTGTAGGTGTCGCCACGGAGGCCTCGGCCGACGCGGGAGAACACCGGGATCTGGTCGTCGCAGTCGGGGACGCCGCGATCGGGGTTCACGTGATAGTGGCTCATCTATGCCTCCGTTGCGTATGGGATTGCGATGGGAAGGACGGTGACCTTCATCAGGGCGACGAGGTCACCAGACGGGAACTCGGCACCCCTTGAGCTCTTGGCGTCATCAACCAGGTAGAGGGCGAGCGACGTGTGGGACGGGGCAACCATCTCGACGTCGGGCACGGACGACACGCCGAGGCGGATGACCCAGTCCTGAACCTCGTCGATGTGTGCCGTTGCCTCCACGATGTCCGACTGTAGAACCACGTTCACGGTCTTGTATCCCTCCTCCCGCAGGTGGATCGGGAACAGGGAGCCCATGTCGACGTAGCGCTCGCAGTGGGGCGGGTCGCACTTCATGTGCGGCGTCCGGCGGCACACGTGCCTGTCGAAGTCCCACTCCTGGCAGCTGTGGTCGGGGCGGTCGGGCGTCGGCCAGCCGAGCGTGTCGTGGCGCAGGCGGTCGTGCGGCCTCACGGGAATAGGCCTGTGGATCTCCTGGTAGAAGCACGGGATGGCCAGGTCGGCCGTCTCGCCGGAGTGGATGACGATGGAGCCCGGCGTCACGGTGTCCTGCATCTCGCGGCTGCGCCTGCGAGGCCTGGGGGCGTCGATCCTGTATCCGTCGTGTCTCATCTGGACTCCTGCGTGGACGTGGCGTTGCCACCATTGTAGTAGTAGTCCCAGAGTTCGGGGACGCCCTCCTGCTCCCGGTAGCCCGCGCCGCCGTAGAGCGCGTTGACGAGGGCGCGCGCCCAGCCCTGGTCGGCCAGGCCGTAGCCGGGCATCGAGGTGTTGCGGCCCTCGATGGAGGCGTACCAGTCGTCGGGGCTGATCCTGGTGACCTCCTCGAACTGGCCCTCCGGCATGGAGACGTCGGTGGAGTACCCGTCGCCGTAGCCGTACTCCATGTTGCCGTAGGACATCAGGTTGGAGACCTCGTCGAGGGACAGGCCCTCGGGCGCGGCGCCGCCGGCGTTGTAGGCGTCCCCGAGAATGTTGAGCGCGTAGTTGTACGCCATGAGGTCGGCAGCCTGCTGGTAGTCCTGCGCCAGGGCGCTCTGGATGGCGGCCTGCTGGTTCTCGTCGCCGGCGACCTCGGGGATGTAGCCGAGGTAGCCGAGCTCGTCGAACATGGCCTGGACGGCGTCGTCGTCCCTGCCGAAGTGGCGCTCCATGACGCCCTGGCCGCCGGAGAGGATGTCGTCCAGGGAGTCCCCGGTCATCTGGTCGTACCAGCTGTCGAAGCCGCCTGCGCCGCTGATGGCGTCCTCGTAGTAGGCGCGCATGAACGGGTCGGACGTCATGGCCCTCCAGGCCTCCCGGTCCTCGTCGGAGCCGTCCACGGAGGCGAAGTCGTAGAGGCCCATGCCGTCGAGGTTGGCGTTGGAGTAGCGCTGGAAGTCGGCGTAGAAGTCATCGGGCGACGAGGTGTCCCGCTGCTCGGTCGCCTCCTCGGCCTTGCCCGCCTCCTCCTTGCCGGCGGCCTCGGCCTCAGAGTCGCCGTATGCGTCGGCGACCCTGGTGAGCCTGGCCCTGTTGCCAGACGAACTGCGTTCCTTGCCGCCGGCGTCGCCGTGCGTGGCGGCGGGGTTGGACGAGTCGTGCTCGACCGCGTTGGACCTGACGGTGCGGTCCGCCATGCCCATGTCGTTGGGCGTGGCGGCCGGCTCGTAGGAGCTCTGGTACCTGACGTTGGACCGGGTGCCGCCGACCGTGTCGCGCACCAGGTCCCTGATTGCGTCGGCGAGCGTGGCGCTCCGCGACTCGGACCCTGCGTCCCTCGCGGCTAGCTTAGCGGGCTTGGGCATCGTTTCTCTCCTTTGCGTTCCTCAGGTACTCCGCGACCTCGTCGGGGGTCTGCTCCTCCTCCTGCCTGGCCTGCGGGTACTGCGTGTAGTAGTTGAGCGCCGACGCGGCCCTGGCCGCCTTGTCGGGCACGTTGAACTGCGTGTACCTGCCGCCGACGCCGGGAAGCCTGCGGGACAGGTTGTTGGCCCCGAGGACGCCGGGGAGGATTGCCATGGCGATCGAGGGGAACGGGCCCTCGCTGCCGACGCGGTCGCCGTAGTTGCTCAGGAAGTCGTCGAGGCTGCCGCCGTTCTCAGCGTACGTGGTGGCCATGCTGGCCAGCTGTGGCGTTGCGAAGTTGGCGACCATGCTGGGCGCGTTGCCGGTGATGACCCTGGCCACCCCGCGCGCCGCGTCGCCGAGCTTGCCGCCTGCCTTCTTGGCGGTCTCCTCGGCGACCTCAGTGGCGGGCATGGAGGACATGATGCTGATCTGGGACGGCTGCGGCACGACGGCGTTCTTGGCGTTCCTGACCGACCCGACCACGTCTCTGACGGCGCGGAGCGGGTGCGCGTCCACCACGTTGCTCGCGGCGGACCTGAGGCTGTCACCGGCGGCAGACATGTTGCGGCGGAAGTTGGGCCCGTAGTTCCTGACGCCCTGGACGATCTCGTCGATGGCAGCCCTCGGGGTGTCGGCCCTGGCCGCCACGGTGGCCTGGTCGAGGAGGCCGTGCGCGACCTCGCTCGACCTTGTGGCGTCCTCGACCACGTCGTCGATGGCCGCCGCCGTGCGGTCGCTCACGCGGTTGGAGCCGCGGCTGCCCATGGCGCCAAGGCGGCTTGCGTTGCGCTCGTCGCCGGCGCGCCTCGCGAGGTCGGAGATGTCGTCCGCGCCGATCCTGGTGGCCGCCTCGGCCGCGTCGTCGAAGCTGCCGGAGGCAAGCTTGGACGCCACGTCTGACATGTCGTCGGCCTCGGCGGCGATCCTTCCGTAGTTCTCTACGGCGTCAGCCGCATCGTCTGCGATGCTCCTGGCGTTCTTCGCCTTGCCGATTCCGGGGATGGCCGAGAGGGCGGTGGAGCCGAGTCCGACGCCGAGCTTGGCCAGCTGCTGCGGCGCGTCGATGGACTCGCCGGTGATGTCGTCCACGCCGGTGATGCCCTCGTAGATGTTCTCGGACTGCTGCACCGCGTTCTTCGCCACGGCCAGCGGGATGCCGACCCCGGGGATGGCGGAGATGCCGAGGTCGAGCAGGATGTCGCTGATGGCCGACCCGGTCTCCGGGGTGACCCAGTCGCTGACGTTGCGCCTCGCCTCCTCGCCGTCGCCGCCGAAGAGGCCGACGATGCCGCCCGCCGCGTTGCCCACGACGTTGTCCCAGACCCAGTCGATGCCGGAGCCGATGCCGTAGTTGAGGTCGTCGATGGCGCCGCGGACGCCGCGGACCGCGCCGGACAGGACGTCGTCCTCGCCGCGCATCTCCTTGCCTGTGATAGTCGGGTTCAGCTGCGCGTAGGTCGCGTCGATGGAGTCGCGGTACGCCTGGTCGCCGAGGGTCTGCTCGTCGCCGATCTGGTCGTTGACCATCTGCACGGCGACGCGGTACTTGTAGGCGTCGGGGTCGTCGGAGTCCTCGGCCTCCCTGATGGCGTCCTCGTAGCCGGACACGTCGGCGGCCAGCTTGCTGGACTTGAGGGGCGCGGTCCTGCGGTCGCGGGACTTGGACGTCTCCCTGGCCGCCCTGACGTTGGTGCCGTTGGCGGCGGCCACGTCGGTGTCGCTGACGCTGTTGTTCCTTACGACTGGCATCTGTCTCCCCTGAACGTAGTGGGGCCGCCGGGCCAAAAGGCAACCGGCGGCCCCTGCCGTAACTATACCTCAGTCGCCCTAGGCGCCGCCGCCGGTGACGGTGACCGCGAGCGTGGCGGTCTTGGTCGGGTCGCCGATGGACTTGAAGGTGATGGTGGCGGTGCCGTCCGCGATTGCGCGGACGCGGCCGTCGGCCATGACCTCGGCCTTGGTGGCGTCGGAGGAGAAGGCGACGTAGCCCTTGTCGTAGGGGCCGGTGCCCTCGACGGTGACCGTCGGGTAGGCCTCCTGGCCGACCGTCATGGACAGGGTCGTCGGGTCGACGGTGACCTTGGTGACCACGGCGTCGGCGTCGTTGGGCTCGATGACCTGGACGGGGATGGCGAACTCGCCGGTGTTCTCCTTGGCGTCGATGATGGGGATGATGCCCTGGGACAGGGACTCGATGACCCAGCAGTCGTACTTGACGTCGAAGCACATCTCGGTGAACTTGCCGCGCGTCATGCCGGTGTCCGTGACCATGGAGCTGTACTCCTGGGAGGTCTGGACGGCCTTCTTGTAGAGGAACATGCCGATGACCTGGCGACGGACGATCGTGCCCTGCGGGCCGGTCGGGTCGTCGAGGCCGTAGCCGGCGCCCGGCTCGGTGAACGGGTAGGTCTGGGGCTCGCCGAAGTTGGCGTAGTCGACCTCCTCCGGGTCGCCGAAGTACGGGGTGGCGCCGGGCATGCCGAGCGGATAGTTGGTGACGACCTTCTTAAACTTCTTGGTCCCGTTGTCCCAGACGGTGCGGATGAAGTTCGGGCGCACCATGCGGTCGCTGGCGGCCATGGAGAGCAGGAAGCTGCGGCCCATGTCGGTGTAGGCGACCGAGTTGATGTACTGGTCGTAGGGCGCCTGGCCGTTCGAGGAGTGCACGACGTTGAGGTTGTCGTCGACGTAGATGTGCGGCCAGTACTCGGACGGGATGTCGAAGCAGAGGTCCCAGCCCATCATGCGCATGATCTTGCCGTCCTGGACCATCTGGAAGGCGGAGTCGGTGACGACGACGCCCTTGCCGGTCATGGCGGCGATGAAGTCGTACTCGTAGTACGGGTCGAGCATGAGGCAGCGGGAGTCCTGCGGGATGCGCAGGGAGTTCCAGGTGACCTCGATGTTCTTCATCAGGAGCGGGATGTTGTCGTTGTCCCACTCGACCGCGTGGATGGCGGCGAACGAGGGCGGGATCGCATTGCCCTGAGTCATGCCGGGCGTGGCCACCCACTGGCCGTCGTCGTTGAAGATCTCGTCCGGGTTCGTCTGGACCCAGCGGCCGTTCATGTGGCCGTTGACGGCGCAGAAGATGTTGTAGCGGTCGATGTCCGGGCCGAGCACGGAGTCCTGCCACAGCTGCTTCGTCTTGTTGATGATGGCCGCCGTGTTCATCAGCGCCTGGCCGGGCGTGATGACGTTAGACGTGGTGGCCGTGCCCCACTCGCCGATGCCGCCGGAGTACTGCATCTCGTCGAAGATGCGGAAGGCGACCGAGCGGTGGCGGCTCATGGTGTAGACGCGGGAGTCGAAGCGCACGTCCTGGAACACTCCGTACGCGGAGGCGCCCCAGCCGTCGCGGCCCTCGGTGTTGGTGCCCGCGAGGCCGTTGAGCCGACGGTCGTCGTAGTCGGTAATGTAGTCGGGGATCGCCATGTCATAGACGCGCAGGGCGCTATGGTTGTTAGCGATCTTCGCATTGGGCGCGAGGCTGCCCTGGAACAGCCCGACCGTGACGCGACCCGGGAGGAGGCGGTTGTCGTCGATGCCCTCCTGCCAGATCTCAGGTGCGATAACCTGTGCCATGTCCTACTCCTTTACTGGACTCTTGGGGCCGTCTGCCCCGGGTTCAACTCGGATGCTACACCTGCGTCAATTCTTGATGTCAAGCCACTTTCTGGCCCCTGAGGGCCCGCCTGAGGCGGCGTCTGCGCGCCCTGGGGCATCTGTGCCACCGGTGCCTGCTGCGGCGTCTGAGGGGACGGTAGGCCCGACACGAGCTGTTGCAGCTGCTGGATCTGCTGCTGCTGCGCCATGACCTCCTCCATGGTCGCCCTCTGCGCCGCGAGGAGCAGCTTGTCGTCGATGCGGTTGGACACCTGGGCGGAGACGTCGATGTTGGAGAGCTCAAGCAGCCTGGACACCATCTGCATGATGTTCTGCTCGAAGGCCTCCCTGTTGCCCTCGGAGATGTTGCCGAGCATCTGGGACACCGGCACCAGCATCTCCTGGATGTTGCGGCGCTCCTCCTCCTCGCGCGTCTCGATGAGGGAGCCGGCGCGGACGGAGAAGCTGAGGAGGCTGGTGGACAGGGCGTCGAAGTCGATGGTGATCTTGTCGCCGTCGATGATGGAGGGCTCAGGCTCCTCCTCGTTCTTGAGGAGGTCCTGGTCGCGGACCATCTCGATGTCCCAGATGCGGCGCCTCGTCGGCTCGTCGACCGTCATCTCCACCTTGCCGCTCATGGAGTTGATGTAGCTGCGGAGGGCGTGGTTGGCCCACTCGCAGAAGAACGTCTCGATCCTCTTGGCGTACTGGTTGATGGTGATGGTCTTGTCGCGCGATTGCTCGTGGACGCCCGGCGCGGTGCCGGAGTACCTGGCCACGTTGGCGTCGGAGGCGATGGTCTGGTCCGTGATGTTCAGGTTCTTCATCATGTTCCCGGAGATGTTCTCCAGGATCGCGCCGTACTGGGTGATCGTGGTGGTCTCCACCGGGAACTTCTCGATCTTGTTGTTCGGGTTGTTGCCGAGGTTCCAGAAGGCGGCCGGCTCCATCTTGATCTTGGCGTTCATCAGGTTGCCGGTGGCCATGATGGGAGGCTTGGTGGCGAGGAGCAGCGTCTGGTACGCGGAGGTCTGGAAGGCGTCGGCGAACTGCTGCTGCGCGAGCGTCCACATCACTGAGGAGCAGCCGAGCGGGAACTCGGGGTCGGGCTCCAGGACGAGGAAGTGGATGGGCACGTCCTTCCTGGGATCCTCGTTCTTGACGCACCTGAGCATGGCCTGGCACGCTGGCACCCAGGTGTAGAACTCGTCGGCGCCGCGCTTGTAGAGGGTGCGCACCTCGAAGGACTCGACCTTGGTGACGCCCTTCATCTCGTCGGCCATCGGCACCGAGTTGTACTCGGGACCCTCGGACGGCGCCCAGTCGCAGAGGAACTTGACGGTCATCTCGTCGTACGTGGGGTCCTTCACGGTCTCGGTGTCCCAGTCGATGAGCGCCTTGATCTCGGACTGGCTGACGTACTCGCGGACGACGTACCACTCGGCCTCCTCGATGTAGTCGCAGTCGGGCTCAGGGTAGATGTCGTTCCACCCAATCTGCGTCCAGGAGACCCTGATGTCCCCGTCGAGGTCCTTCTCGAAGCCGGTACGCACGCAGGCGAACCCGAAGTCGTAGGCGGCGTTGAACGCTCGCCACAGGTTCTTCAGCATGTCGTGGCCGTCGAACTCCGAGGTGAGGATCTTGTTCTCGAACAGGAACTCGGTCTCCACCTGCTCGATGGAGTTCTTGTCGAACTGCGTGGTGATCTCCCCGTCGGGCACACGCTGGAGCGTCTGCGCTCTGAGCTTGCGCTTCAGCGCCTGCGTGGTGCCCTCGGAGTAGACGTCGTGCACGCCCTTCGAGTACATCGACTGGTTGTGGGCGATGCGCGTGAACAGCTTGAAGGCGTTGGTCCGCACGTTCATCGTGGCCTTGGAGCGGTTGTAGTACTCGTCGATCTTGTTGCCGAGGCCGCTCTTGTCCACGATGTCCTCGGGCTTGACGTCGAAGTGTGCCATTAGATGTCGCTCCTCTTGTAGGCTTCGCGACTACCCTTGGTCTCGAAGTTCGGGCGCAGGTAGTCGTAGTTCGGGCCGTAGATCCTCTCCGAGTACATTGTACGTGCAGACGGCAGGTACACGTTCGGGAGCCTGGAGTAGATGGACGGGCTGTAGCCGGAGCCCCCGCGGCTTCCGCCACCCCTGCTGTAGTACTGCCTGGAGCCGCCGTAGTAGGTGCTGTAGTCAGGCCGCGTGGACGAGCTGGAGCTGCCGTACTCATTGTTGACCAGGGCGCCGACGGTGAGCTGGGACATGTCGGAGTAGTCGTCGCCGCCGCCGTCGGAGGACCAGGAGGAGATGGCGGGCGTGCTCTCGTACTGCTGGTCGATGCCCACGAGCGCGCGGCGGCCGGTGCTCACGTCGGGATTGGAGATGGTCGGCGTCTCCCAGTTGCCGAGCTGCCCCATGGTCGGGCCTGCGTCATCCACGCTGCCGGCGGCCGCGTTGAAGAAGGTGCCGGGCCTGAAGCCGGTGGCGTAGTAGTTGCCGTAGGCGTCCGTCTGGTACGTGGTGTTGAAGCTGTTGTACTGCTCCATGCCGCCGAGGGCGTCGTCCCACAGCTTGTTGTAGATGTCGGTCAGGTTCTCGCGGTCGGTCTTGTAGGCCTGCTTCGCCTCCTCGTACATCTGACGGCCAGCTCCGAAGTCGCCGTCTCCGAGCACGGTGAAGTCGTAGGCCTCGCTCTCGACCCAGTTGCTCCAGGTCATGTCGAGGTAGTGGACGTTGTCCCAGAGCAGCTTGGACACGTACTCGCGCGTCTCGTACGGGATGACCCAGCCGGACTCCGCGAGCTCGTACATGTCGTCGGTGGCGGCGAGCGTGGCGATCACGTCGTAGGCAACGGAGTTGATCTCCTCCGCGCTCTTGGGGACCTGGTTGCCGTTCTCGTCCGTCGTGTAGATGGAGTAGTAGTTGACGGCAGCCAGCTGGTCCGTTCGGTAGTAGACCGTGCGCGGCATGTCCCACCAGAAGTAGGAGTCGTTGGGGTTGTCGCCAAGGAGGCCGCCGCTGACCGTGGAGAGCACGAGCGCCGCGAACGGGTTGTTCCTGGCGAGCCTGCGCATCTGCGCGTCGGCGTACGTGGTCTCCGTGGTGTACGGCATCCCGTTCTTGTCGTAGACGATGTTGCCGTTCTCGTCGGTGACGTAGGTGCGCTTGTAGCTGTGCTCGTACTCTCGGCTGTTGCGGTAGAGCTCCTTGACGAAGGAGGGCGTCACGAACTGGCTTGCCCAGTTCATGCCGTACGTGAGGAGGCCCGTCTGCCACATCTCCATGAGGCTCGGGCTGCCGCCCTTGGCGTCGGCGTAGAGCTGGGACTCCTCGATCATGCCGTCCACGTAGCCCTGGTCCGGCTCGAAGATGGCGGACAGGACGTCGCAGGCGCGGAGCACCGGGTTGTTCCACATGGCCTGGCCGAGCCAGTTGGTCACCAGGTCGAAGCGCGGCTCGCCCATGGAGGCGGACTCGGCGAAGGCGGCGATGGCGAGAGCAGGGCCCATGACGTCCTGGAGCCACCACGGCTCGTCGATGCGCATGCCGAGGATGGTCCACTCGTTCAGGTTGCCGGCGAGCGCCCAGTTCGTGGTGCCGTCCTCGTTCTTAGGCGGCTCGAAGTTGAGGACGCCGGAGAGCAGCAGCGCCACGAGGCCGCCGACGCCGATGCTCATGGCGTCGGCGTACGCGGCCTCCTTGAACGACGAGTGGATCTGCGTCGACTCAAGGTCGATCGTGGACAGGTCGACGCCGAGGAACCTCGGGTTCTCGGACTTGGCCTTCTGGATCAGCTTGCTCGTGGCCCAGCGGTACAGGGACGAGACGGGCGCCACGTGGTTCAGGAACCACCCGGAGGAGTTGATGACGTAGTTCGGGAACTTCAGGAAGTTCGTGGCCACCAGGAACTCGGCGACCGAGTGCTTCCTGAAGATCTCGTTGAGGATGAGTCCGACCGACGTCTGTTGCGCCATGTCGCACTGAAGCGCCAGGTTGCGGGCGGAGCGGGCCGTGATGAGGTCGTCGCTCGTGGTCCTGGAGGTCAGGGTCTCCACGAGGAACCCGGCGAGGTCGGTCTCGACGCGGTACTCCAGCCTCGTCTTCCCGGTGCCGTCGACCTCCTCGAACCACCACGGCGACCTATCGGGGTCGAGGCTCTGGGCGAAACCGTTGACGTAGTTCTCGATCTGCCAGGAGGTGAAGGCGCCGTCGGCGGTGCCGATCTTGAAGATGGCGCGAGAGAACTTGCCGAGCCTGCCTCCGCGCTGGCGGATGGACTTGAGGTACTCGTCAAGCGCCTCGGGCGTGCTGATGTTCACCAAGGCGTCGGCCTCGTCGGAGTTCATCTGGATCTCGTTGAAGGCCTGCCACACCTTCTTGGCGTCCTGACCCTTGGCTGCCAGGTGGAGGTTGTGCTGGTCACGGATCACCATGCGGCCGCGGTTCTGGAGGAACAGCATGGCCTTGGTCATTCCGGCGCCCTTGGCCCTGGCGAGGAACGCGGAGGCCGGCATCGTCGGCATCGCCATCATGGACATCGTGCGCGACAGCGTCATGGCGTTGCGGAACACGTAGTCGTACCAGTTGCGGCCGGTGCCGAACCAGGACGCCACGAAGCCGTTGGGCGCCATGGGGCTCTCGATGCGGTTGTACTTGTCGGCGTCCCTGGACTCCTTGAGGTGCTGTAGCCACTCCTTGCGCTCTCCCTGGCGCTCGAAGTACAGGGCGGCAGTGTCGGGCTCCGCGGCCGCGAGGTTGCGGTACAGCGGGTTCTGAGCCTGCATCAGGTCGTCCATGGAGTAGTAGCCGACGAGGGACGGCCCGCGGAAGCCCTGGCCGTTGCTCTCGTAGCAGTACTCGATGATGGTCTCCAGGGCCTTCTTGCGGGCGCGCTGGTCCGCCCTGCCGACCCTGATGGCCCCGACGGCGTCGCGCGTGTGGTCAAGCTCCTCCAGGGCCGCGCTGACGAAGGCGTCGTAGGAGTCGAGGTTGCCTCTGGACTTGAGCTTCCTGGAGTGCTCGTAGACGAAGCGCATCATCGGGCGCGGCATCAGCGGGATGGTGTAGCGGTTGTTGACGATGCCGCCCTTGATGAAGTAGCCGTCGGAGTGGTTCAGGTTGTAGACGATCTCGTCGACAGCCTTCCTGAACTGGTCGATGGTGACGGTGGTGGAGCCGTCGCCGTCGTTGTAGGACCAGCCGGTCTGCATCTTGAACAGGTTGTGCAGGAGCAGCGGGTCGACCTTGACGTCGAAGTCGAAGCCCTCGCGACCGGTGAGCCTGGAGTAGATCGCCATGAGCTCAGGGTCGTTGGAGCTGATGACGTTCTTGTCGAACTTGTTGTCGACGACCGTGAGCCTCTTGTTGAACGTGCTCTGGCCCTGCCGCCTCACGGCCTCCTGGTAGCTGAAGTCGAGCTCGTTGAGCATGGACATCGAGTTCTTGATCGTCTCGTCGCGCCAGGGGTTGCTGTCGAGCGTGGCCTCCTTGTAGTAGCGGCCACCGATGAGGTATGGCGTGTAGTTGCCGTTGGCGATCTGCATGAGCTGGACAGCCTTCTCGATCTCCTGGCCGCCGGCGAACCCGCGCTCCATGGCTCTGTTGATGTACTGCTGGTTGCCGAGGGCGGCGCGGGACGCGGCGATTCCCTGCATCGAGGAGTCGTGCTTCAGCCTCGGGAGCATGACGTGGCCGGGCGCGTAGTACTTGTTGCCGTTGCCGTCGTCCACGAGGATCCTGCCGCGCTTGTCGAACAGGTACTGGTTGGAGTCGTCGTCCGTGTAGCCGTTGGGGCAGAAGTTGTCGCTCAGCGTGTGGAACAGCTTCAGAAGCGCGTCGGCGTCGTTGATTTCGCCGAAGATGAAGTCCGGCTTCTCGGTCATTCTGGCGAAGTAGGTCACGCTGCCGTCGGGCTCAAGGGAGAACGTGGACAGCGCCGACGCCGGGGAGATCGTGGTGCCGGAGTGCCCGGGCGACATGTTCGCGTTCCTGATGGCGAAGGCCACCTTGCGGATTGCCATGTTGACGTTCGGGTCCGTGTGGAGCGCGAGGCTGCCGTCGATGACCTTGTTCCACAGCGGCGAGAAGCGATGCTGGTTCATCAGGTCGCGGAGGTCGACCGGGGAGATGCCCATGGACATGGCAGACTCGTAGTCGAGGTGGGCGTCACCGTTCTCGTCGACGACCCAGAACAGGCCGCCGCCCTTCTTCATCAGGCCGTTGTAGAGGTTGGCCCTGAGCGTGGACATGCCGCGGTCGATGAGTCGGCTGTCCTCGGTGTTGCTCGCGTAGGCGATGTTGACGTGCGCTGTGTCGCTGCCGTTGGTGATGGACATGCCGAGCTTCGGCACGACCAGGGACCACTCATCCTGGGTTGCGTACCGTCCGTAGCTCTTGTAGGCGAAGTCCGGGAAGATGACCTTGATGCCGTCGACGTCGGTGGCAGTGAGCTCTCCGGAGATCCAGAGCTGGAGCACGTCTGCGTTGGCGCGGTCGACGCCGCAGTAGATCCTGTCGATGTGAGCCGGGATGCCGCCCTTGTTGAGGATGACGGGGGAGTACACCCAGTCGCCGACGGGACCGGCCGCGTCGCTCCAGGTCTTGACGAAGCCGATGCAGTCGCCGAGCTCCACGTTCTCGTCCACGAAGCAGGGGTTCCCGCGCTTGCCCACGAGGCGGTCGGCGACGTCGAGGTACCTGTTGACGGCCGCCTCGATCTCCGCCTCGCTCATGGCCGTGTTGCCGGCGGGGAACTTCGGGACGGACAGCGACCGCTGGCCCTCGTCGTTACGGTGCTCCCACGCCCTGCGGAAGGATGACAGGTCGTCCACGCCGTCGGGCATCACGATGGACGCGCGGCGGATCCCGGGGAACAGGACGTCCCTGGACAGGGCGACCGGGCCGGACTCGGGGCGCCGCTTGTTCGAGTCCTCGGGGCTGAACAGCGTCGCGGAGTCGGAGATCGTGGGGACGCCGATGGCGAACTCGATGTCGCGCGGAGACACGGGCATGAAGTCGGGTACCGGGCCCAGGTACCTGTCGGGCCTGGCGTCGCGGCTCGGGTCGACAACCCTGAAGAAGTCGCCTCCGATCCTGACCGGCTTGTCGGTGAACGCGCTGTCGGGGATGACGCCCATGTTGACGACGTCCTCCGGCACGAGCATTTTCGCCACGACCACGTCGCCGCCTGCTGCCGCGCGGTATGCGCTCGCGTATGCGCTCGTGTCGTTTCCGTAGGCCACGAGGTAGTAGGGGACGCCGGAGGCGTTGTCGGCCCTCACGAGGGCGGGCGTGCGACGGAGGTTGAGTCGGGCGACCCTGTTGATGACGCTGTTGTCGAGGATGCCGCCGCTCTTGTCGCGCACGTCGGCGAAGTAGACCTGGATCTCTCCGGACTCGCCCCTGTCGCTGTTCTCGCCCCAGATGATCTCGTTCGCCCGGCGGACGTTGTCCATCTCCTCGGTGGAGAGCGTGATGGCGTCTACCGCCTGGCGTGCGGGCTGGGACACCACGCCGCGGCTGGTGCCGTCGGCCGCCGCGAGGAACCTGGCGGGCGAGTACGCGGACCTTGCCGTGGTCACGTTGATGGGGCTGCCGCTGGACAGGGCGGGGACGATCGACATCATCTCGGCCACACCGTCGGTGCCCATGTTGCGGTAGTGGCTCCAGTCCTGCATGGCGCGCTTGGTGGCCTCGGTGAGCTGCCTGGACGTCACCATGGTCTCCCCGGACTCGTAGAAGTCGGAGGTGACCGAGGCCATGTCGCGCCTCACCTTGGCGCAGATCTCGTCGAGGGACAGCGGGACAATGCGGATGCTGTCGGCCGTCGTCAGGTCGACGCCCGCCGCAGCGTACTTCTCTGCGCTCCACACCTGATCCATGGAGAGGATGGTGGTTGCGTCGCCGGTGGTAACCTCGATGATGGGCGTCGTCAGCTGGGCCAGGAGGCTCGCGTCGTAGGGGCCGAACTCCTTGTCCATCTTCTCCTCGACGAACTCGTCGAAGTAGTGGTCGGCGAGGCGACGGCGGTACTCGCGCACCTCCTCGACGACCTGCTCGTTGGCCGGCACGGCTGATCTCGGGTCCGGCCGGGCGATGGCGCCCTTGGCGAGTTCCACGTCTCGGTGGATGCGGCGGGACACGTTGTCGAATAGGCCGACAGTCTTCTTGCGCTTGAACACGCCAGGCTCGGAGCGGTCGTAGACGATGCTGATGAGCAGGTCGGTCAGGTAGTCGAAGCGCTGCCCGTTGCGCACGACGGCCTCGCGCATGTGCTCCATGTCGGGATACGGTGCGTCGTCGAGCGGGTAGACCCAGAGCCAGGAGTCGTCGTCGACCACCTGGCCGCCCATCCTCAGGCTGGACAGTCTGAAGTTGCGGCTGAAGTCGCCGGGGTCGGGGGGCACGAGCTTCGACCTGTCGCCGGAAGCGATGAAGTCGTCGATGGGAATCCGGTCGTACCGGCATCCGAGGTAGCGCGTGCCGCCGCCCTCGATGTCCGCCCTGATGTCCCCGACGCGCACGAGGCGCGGCGACTGGTCCGTGTGGATGCCTCCGTTGTATCCGGCGAGGGACACGAGCTGCTGGTACTCGCCACCCTCGACTCCGGACATCAGCGCGTTGCCGGAGCCTTCGAGCGCGGAGACCGTGAAGTCGGCGAGGACCGAGAGAGTCCTGTTGCGGAAATCGAGCCTCGGCGCCCTGACGTCGGACCTGCTGGTAGAGACGTGGATGTTCTCCTCGGACGCCAGGTCGTCGGACATCTTGTTGATCTGGTCGTAGGCCTCGATGGTCGCCGAGTAGTACCCGCGGTTGCTCTCGGTTGAGTGGACGCCGGCCACGTTCTCGACGGCGCGCTGGAGCACGAGACCGTTGTAGCGGTCGCGCACGCGGTCGAGGCCTTGCTGGCCCTCGGTCGTCGCGATCTCCACGAGCTCCTTCTTGACGTCCTCGAAGGAGTCCCTGTCGAACACGCCGTACTTGCCGGAGGACTTGATGTCGGAGATCTTCCTAGCCATCTCGTCCCCGCCCTCCTCGGCAAGGACCGCGGCGACCGTGGACTCGGATGCGGTGACGATGTTGGTGGCGAAGTCGGGCACCTGGACGAACGGGACCATCGCGTTGCCGGACCCGATGACGGCGGTGTACGCCTCGTCCCATGCGTCGTCGAACGACTTGCCGGCGGCGTCCTCGTCCCAGATGTCGCGGAGCCTGGCCTGGGTGTCCGCGAGCGACGGGTCGTCGAGGACGCCGAAGGAGGCGTAGCCCTCGATGCTCCTGCCGGTGATGGCTCCGAGGACGAGCCTGAGCTCTGCCTCGGCCTTCGTGGTGGCGACGCCTGACTCGGCCGCGGCCTTGACCTGGGACGTGACGTCGGTGGACGTGGCCACGTCGACGGAGCCTCCGGAGAAGTTGTTCGCCCCCATCTGGGAGACCATGCTCTTGACGAACCTGTTCCTCATAAGGTCCTTGAGGACGGGCCTCACGAGCGTCCCGGTGTCCACCGAGAAGGCACGCTGCATCAGCCTGGCGACGCGCTCGGCCTTGTTGACGAGGTCCGCCGTCTGCTCGTACACGATGTCGTTGGCGGTGATCCTTAGGTTGGACGCCATGGTCTCCGGCTGCCCGGCGGCCAGGCGCGCGTGCTCGTAGGAGACGACCTGGGACACCGCGCGCTCCCACTCGGAGAGCCAGCGCTCCGGGGACTCAAGGACGCGGCTGAACTGGTCGCCCGGGTTGTTGGCGCCCATGACGCCGAGGATGATCCTGGAGTTGTTGGGGTCGCTGAGGATGCGGTTCCTGATCGCGTTGAGCTCCCTGGAGCGGACGCTCGCGTCCCCGCCCTCGATGTAGCGGCGGATCTCGGCGACCGGGTCGACCGTGCGCACCTCGGTCACCGTGTTGGTGCCGGGCACCTGGTTGAACGTGGTGTCGCCGATCCACGTTGCGATGGTCGGGTAGGCGTCGAGGAGCGCGATCCAGTCGGTGGCCGTGGGCGCGCCGCTCAGCTTGATGCCCACGGACTCGAAGATCGAGCGCTGCGTGACCGTGGTGTAGCCCTGGCCGTCGAAGGTGATCTGGTGCCAGTGGTCCGGGTCACTCAGGGCGTCGAGGATGAACTGCTTGTTCCTGGACGCGGAGACGATGGTGGACGTGGCGAGAGTGGACCCGGTGATGCGGTTCATCGCGGAGGACGCGCCGCCCTCGAAGATCTTGGCCATCATCTGGTTGACCTCGACCTCGGTGGGCGTGGAGGAGCCCTTGTCGACGTGGCCCTTGACCACGTCCGCCGCGTCGAAGTAGAGGGTGGCCATGAGGTTCGAGTTGATGCGCTGCGAGGAGTTGCGCATCACGTGGAGCATGGCGTCGATGACCCTGTCGGTCTCGTAGTTCGAGTTCCTGATGAGGTCTACGATGCCGTCCTTCACCCTGCGCGCGGCGGCCATGGTGTTCCTGCCGCACAGGTCGTAGGCGCGCTTCATCTCCGTGAGCTCGTTGGAGAAGTCGGAGCCGGTGAGCTGGGAGTCCTGCGTCCTCGTGGCCGACTCGAACAGGTTCTCCTTGGAGAGGAGGAATCCGGCCTGGGACTGCATCTTGTCGAACCAGTCGGCCTTCTGCTCGTAGGTGAGGTCGTCGCCGAGAATGTTCATCAGGAAGTTGTCGTTGCCGTCGTTGACGATGTTGGCGACGATGTAGTTGTCGAGGAAGCCGTTGCCGTAGTTGAGCTTGGCGTGGGCGATGGCCTGGTCGGAGTAGCGCCTGGCGTCCGCCTCGGCGTTCTTCCGGTCGGCGTCGGTCTTGGCCTCCTCGGCCTTCCTGGTCGCGACCTGCTCCTGCCGCTTGTTCCAGATGTAGTCGCGGTACTTGTTGGCGACCCTGATCTGGAGGGCCACCTGGAGTCGGTCGCTCGGGTCGACGGAGAAGATCTTCTGGCCCCACGCCGAATTGGCCGCGGAGTCGAAGTTGACGAGGCCGAACGTGGAGCAGGCGTCGATGCCGATGGCCTGCTTCATGAACTGCCAGTACTGCACGGCGAACTGTCGGTTGGCGTCGTCGATGACGACCTTGCCGTCCGCGTCCCAGGAGATGTTGAAGTCGCGCTTGATGCCGCGCACCATGTCCTCCGCCTTGGAGCCGCGCGACGCCTCCTGGGCACCGAACGCGGCCGCCGCCTCGCGGAAGAAGCCGTTGGCGTCCTCGCCGAGGTAGTCGAAGACGTCGACGCTTCCGTCGCCGCGTGACGCCTGGTACAGGAGGTCGCCCCAGGTGTGCGGCATGCCGTCGTCGTATGCCATGATGTCGGAGGCGTCGAACGTGTCGAACACGTCGTTGAACGCCTGGAACAGGGAGCGCCTTCCCTCGATGCTCTTCTTGTCGATGTCGCCGATCGCCTTATACGGTCCCTCGATGCCCTCGTTCACGAGCGCCCTGTTGTAGAGGCTGACGTAGTGGTTGTAGGAGCTCCTGAAGTCCTCAAGGAACCTGTCGACGTCCAGGCCGCCGCCGATCCTGGAGTCGGCGATGCTGCCCCTGCGCCTGAACACGTCCTGCGCCACGTAGGCCTTGAAGAACTTGTTCATCTCTCGCAGCGGCGTCGCGTCGGATGAGAACAGGTGCATCATGTTCCCGACGAAGGTCTCGAAGGCCTCGGGGGACGGCAGGCTCACCATGGCGTCGGAGAGAGTCCTGGAGGACGTGGCGTTCCAGAACATGTTCTGCTGGAACCTGAGGCCGGTGGCCCCGCCGACGGAGAACATCTGCTGGATGACGTCGATGGCGGAGAACACGGTGGTCGCGCGGGTGTACTGCCCGGTGGTGCCGCGCACCTCGCCGACGTCAGCCGGGTTGGCCTGGGCCACCCTGACGACGCTCTCGACGGTCTCCTGGTTGGACGCCTCGCGGAAGCCCTTGAACGTCAGGTAGCCGCGGGTGTTGTTCTGGAGGTTCCAGATGAGGTCGCTGAGGTACCTGGAGTCCACGAGGTCGGCGGCGTCCTCGACGCCCTTCCGCGACAGGGAGCGGATGAGGTCTTCGCGCATGTTCATGTACTGGAGCGCGAACTCGTCGAATCCGTCGTCGGAGTTCCATGCCCTGACGAGCCTGTCCCGCCACTCCGCGATCCACTGCTGGGTGCGGTCGGTCCCGTCGTTGTAGGTGAGCCCGACGCCTGACAGGGCGCTATCGAAGGCCGCGGAGATCGGGTCGACGCCGACGTGGTTCCTCCACTCGGACTTGTTCATCAGGTCGCTGTCGAGCGAGAAGCCGATGAACTTGCTGTCCGGGTGCACCTTGCCGTAGCGGCCGCCCGGGAGCGGCCTCTGGTCCATGATGCCGGCCGTCGGGTACAGCGCGGCCTTCACTGCGTCGGGGTTCACCAGGAAGCCCATGGTGTCGCCGTCCACGTCGCCGCCGTTCATCTGCGGGACCATGGTGTTCGTCATGATGGTGTTGCCGGGGTTGACCCTGACGAGGTCGAACGCCATGACGGAGTCGCGGTCGGTGTGGGGCTCGCGCTTCGCGTACACTCGGAACCTCGCGCCGGAGTCGATCATCTTGTTGATCTCGGTGGAGATGAGCCCGTCGTTGCCGGACTCGAACAGCTGGCGCGCCTTCTCGACGGTGTAGTTGGGGTCGTAGCCGCTCTTCCTCACGGCGTCCACGAAGTAGCTCTGCGACTGGTCGTCCCGGAAGAACATCTTGTAGAGGCCGCGGGAGCCGACCGCCACGTCGGTGGGCCTGAGGTCCGGGGTGCCCTGGACGACCTTGTAGTTGGTGCCGCCTGGCACGAACTTGTCGGCGTTCTGTCGCTCCTCGATCCTCTGCTGCACGTCGGTGTCGGCCCTTCGGTACGTGGTGGCCGGCGTGGACCACATGTCGTAGGGCGTGTCGCTGGAGACGTTGGTGTTGGACGGGTCGGTGTTGGCGCCCTTCTCGTTGGCCTTTGAGCCGCCGGACAGGGCGCTGTTGACCGCCATGGATGCGACGGTCATCACTGCGCCGCCGGCCGCACCCCACGCGCCGGACTCAAGCGCGCGCCCGAGGGAGCCGTCGTCGAACTGGTCGTAGCGGACGTCGCTGATGCCGGACTGCACGGCCTCCTCGACACCCTCCTCCAGCATGGAGCCGCCGATGCGCTTCAGCGCGTCCGTCGCGTTGGTGGGCAGCGCCTCCGCCGCCCCCTGGGCGATCTTCGCCGCGTCGTCCGCGCGGCCGGACGCCATGGCGGCGCCGTAGCGCACGCCGCGCCCCATCGACTGGATCCAGTCCTTGGAGCCGCCGAAGGCGAGGCCTGCGACGTCGATGACGCCGTTGGCCAGGGAGGCGGCCTTCTCGTTGGAGTCAAGCTCGTAGTCGGGCATGGAGGACAGGTCCTCGCTCGCCTCCGTGATCGGCTTGCCCGTGGCGAACTCGTAGAAGTTGCCGATGGCGGAGGCGCCGGCGGTGACGGGCGACATTAGCGAGCCGAACGTGGCGGCTACGAGGTTGCTGCCGAAGTCGTTCTCGCTGCTGACCTGGAGCTGGTCGCCCCAGCTCGCGAACCCGGCGGCGATCTTGTCGAAGCCGTTGAGCTCCTGCTCCGAGGTCTGGTCCCAGTTGCGGCGGCCGGGCAGCTCTCGCTCCTCCTCGTCGCGGTCTCGGTCCTCGTTGATCTGCCTCAGCTGCGATCGCTGCTCGTCGGACTGCGGCGTGGCCCTGGACATCCACTCGTACCTGTCGCCGTTGGCCTGGCGGTCGGCGTCGTTGATGAGGTCGTAGAGGTTGGTGAAGTTCGACCCGGTCGACGCCGGGCCGCTCTGTCCCCTGCCAGCGTCGCTCGTGGCGTTGTTGCGAACGATTGCCAATCGACACCTCCGCGTCGTCGTTTACGTAACTGTGATTATAGACACAGTTAGGCCCCGGCGGCTGGAGAGGGACCGCCGGGGCCTAGACCGGAAGGGATGGCTAGATCATATCACTGGCGCCAGAAGCCCTTGTTCAGCGAGTGCTGGACGTTGTACGCGGTGTTCGCGCCGAAGACCCCGTAGCCGTCGGTGGTCATCTTGTAGCCCCACTGCTCTCGCATGTACGCCTTCAGGTTCTCGGTGTCGACCGCGCCCCAGACGCCGTCGATGTTCTTGGAGCCGATGACGCGCTGGACGGCCTTGACCGTCGGGGAGCCGGGGCAGCCCTTGTACCACGCGTAGATGGCGCTGGACACGTTCTTCAGGTACTTCTTGTTCCCGGTGTACTGGTAGTTGATGTAGCCGTCGGCGTCGCTGCCGGAGAGGCCGAGCTGCTTTGCCCACTCGGACCAGGTCTTGATGCCGGCGTCGCAGTCCAGGAGCAGCGCGGGGCCGATGGGGCCCTTGACCTGCTCGGACGGCGTCGCGGGCGTGGACGGCGCGGAGGGCACCTCGGGAGCGGACTGGGTGCCGTCGAGGATGGCGTTGACCTGGGCGGCCAGCTCGCCCATGCGGGCGTGCAGGTACGGGCCGGGGCAGTCGGTCGCGGAGAACATCCTGTGCTCGGTGAGCGTGCCGTTCCTGTCGCCGGTGTACTCAAGCCTGAAGCCGTAGCGGCGGCAGACGTCCACGCACAGGGCGACCAACGACTTCCAGCTGGCGTCGGAGACGGGCCAGTCGCCTCCGGTCGACGAGTTGGCCACCTCGATGGTGATGGCGCGGTTGTCGTTCCAGCTGGACGAGGAGCACCAGGAGCGGTCGTTCTCGTCCACGCAGCCGACGATCTCGCCCTCGTAGCCGATGCAGTAGTTCGAGGACGCCTCGCGGCCCGCCACGTCGAAGCTCTCGGCGCAGCGCTCGCCGGTCCAGCGGGCGCCCATGTGGTGCGGGGTGATCTTGCAGACGCGGTTGCCCTTGCGACCGGAGCTGTGGTTGTAGCTCGGGTTGCGGTGGATGGTGGAGCAGAGCGTGCTGTAGCCCATTACTCGTCGTCCCCCTTACCGTTGGTCAGCTCCTCCTCGGCCTCTGGGGTCGGGAACTCGTTGTCCTTGAGCTCGTCTTCCATGGTTACTCCTCCTCGTCGTCGTCGGTGGCGTCCACGAGGCCGTCCTCGGGGTTGCCGGTGCGGAACATGGCCATGGCCGGGCTGGCGACGCACATGATCGCGGCGGTGACCAGGCTCGCCGTGGTGGGGTCCTCCACGAGGTTGCCCATCACCAGCGGCACGGACACGATGAACACGGACAGGAGGCCCTGGGCCACCGTCCTGACGAACCGCATCTCGGTGCTGTCGTCGTTAAGGAACTTGTCGAGCATGACTCCTCCGTCTCTCTAGACCTTCGTTATGGGCAGCCCCATTATAGCCTCGTACAGCCTCGTGCCGGTGCCGTTTCCCCCGAGGTCGTGGTAGGCGCTGTAGATCTCGGTGGCCTCGTCCTTCTCGTCCACCCCGATCGGGCGCCCCTTGATGACGTACTGCTCGTGCATGATCTTGAGCTCGCGACGCATGATGGCCTTCATGCCGGCGTGCATCGCCCTGTCGGTCTTGGACATCTCCCTCATCTTCGCGGTCAGGTAGCCGAGCAGCGTGGCCAGCACCGTGGTCACCACCCAGCCGACCGCCTTCACCAGGATGTCGTCGACGGGAACGGGCATCTATGCCACCCTCCTGTAGAACAGCAGCGCCACCCACTCTGGCTCCACCGCCACCGGCTCCCCGGCCGCCTCCGCGGGCGCAAGGACCTCCACGGGCTCCTCGCCCTCCGTTGCGGGGATCAGCTCCGCTGTGGAGGCCGGGAGCTGGGAGAGAGACAGGGAGAGCTCCTGCTGGCCGCCCTCGTCGCCCACGGCCACGCCGTCGCCGGCGGCCCTCACGTAGCGCCCCGAGCCCACCTGCTGCCACGTGCCGCGCGACAGGCGGGGGTCGGAGGAGGACCAGGTGACCAGCACCGAGCCCACCGGGTAGGCGGCGTCCAGGGCGTCCGAGAGTATGCCGGGCACCTCCTGGGAGAGCAGGTCCTCGACGAGCTGCCTCACCATGGAGGCCGTCTGGTCGGTCTGCGCCGCCGGCTGCTCCACGGTCACCATGGAGGCGAGCCTCTGGAAGTTGCGGTTGATCTTGCGCCTCAGCTGCTCCGTGAGGATGCCGTCGGACGGCTCCAGCGAGGCTATGTCGAGCGACCTTGCCAAGCGGCCACCCCCTCTCTGCGAAGACATCGTATTCCGCCGGCAACGAGGCGGTCAAGGAGGTCAGGGCATGCTAGAATGGGATAGCGGCCAACGTGGCCGCAGGGAGCTCTACGCAGCCATAGTGGTGTACCCGCTCACCGCCACTACCGTCGCACCAGAGGGAAAGAGAACACCCGGACGGCACGCAGCACGGCCTGGAACAGGGTCACTGGCGGGGATGCAAATGTTGGGGCGGAGCCGCCCCGGTACGCCGGGGCAACAAGCCGAGAGGTGAGCAAGCCCCCAACGACCCACAGGGGCCACAGCGGCCCCCACGGATGCCCGGACTGCGCGGGCTGCCGACGGGACGCCGACACGCCCGTGGTGGGAAACGGAGGGTGGAAACCGGCCTGGGGAGCCTGGCACCCCCCTAAGCGGCCCAAGGACTTGGTGAGGGCCATCCAAATCAACTTTGGAGGGGGTGACAAAGTACCAGGGCGGAGCCATGCCGATTGTGACCGTGGTAACAGGCAACCCTGTCAACTGTCACCGATGGGTTGGCGTGGTGGGTGGTGATCCACACACACCGCAGGCACACGCATCGGCGACCACCATCAGCGTCTCAATCTCTCCCACTGTAACAACTTGTAATGTCCCTCAGGGGTCAAGGGGAGCAGCGTATCCCCTGCCGTGGTGGCCTGGCAACCCCGGATGGGGCGCCAGAATTGTTGCCCTGCCGCAGGGTTCAGGGCGGCCTTATGGGGCAGGGGAAAATTGTAGAGGGATGTATAAGAAAAAAACAATAAGAATTATATACCTAATATACCTAATACCCCTGGTTACCTAGGTTACCTTGATTCATCTTATTGATTAACAGTGTTAAAACTTTGATTTGGGTATTCCAAACCATCCTGCAACAACATAAACAACTGAAACAATGTGAGAACTTCGAACCTGAAGCACACGAGGAAAGGGGCAACAAATGTCACTGTCAACCACCAACAGCTTCATCGACACCGACCGTCTCCGCGACGCCATGTTCCTGTCTGCTGACCTGGAGCTCATGCAGTCCAAAGGCATGAAGCAGATGCACGCTCTTGGCGTGGTGTCCAAGGACCTTGAGAACACGGTCAAGCTGCTGGCTCCCATCGCCGAGGCTCAGATCTACGCCGACACGCTGATGAAGGCCGCCGGCAACAAGGACAAGGCTACCATGCTGGAGAACCGGGAGACGCTTATGAAGCTGATGAGCGTCGTCAACGAGGCCGTCAAGTCCGTCACCGAGATCGAGTAGGTAACCAGGGGGGCCGGTTGCGACCGGCTTCCCTCGTCTCCTGCGTCGCGTGTCGCCGGTGTGCGATCTGCCGGCCCTAGCCGGCAGCCGCTTGTCGGCAATCGCAGGCGTGCGACGTTAGCGACCTGTTGAGACGTTTTGCTCATCCATTGTTACGTGGAACGGAGGATCCACATGAGCGAGTACTACGGCAGAGTCAACGGCACAGATCATGCGATCTTTGCACTTCACGCCAGTGACGACAAGGTGGCGATCGGCATCCAGCGTTACGGTAAGAAACACGAGGCCAAGGTCATCAGGTCTGTCACCGTCTGCGACCGTGACGACAGCCTGACGCTCTGCTTCGCCTGCGAGGACGGTACCAGCGTCATTGTCGAGACGGGTTCGCAGAACTACGGCGTGCTCATGATGAAGCTGGTGAAGAAGAACGTCAAGGTCGACTTCATCTAGCGTCCCATGGCCGGTGGCCGCATGGTCACCGGCTTTTTCTTGCCAGGTTTCTTTTTGGAGGTGACCAGTGTGGCAAGCGGAACGGAGAACAGGCTGTTCGTGCTGGGCGCGTGCGACCGGATGTCGCAGGGCGTGACGGCCGACCACGGCTGCGTGGTGATCCAGGTCGACCGGGACAACGCCGAGCGCTACGCGGACGTGGTCAGGGCGGCGCTCAGGCTACTCAGCCTGGAGACGCAGAAGATCAACCTGCTCATGTAGGGAGGAAGCCATGAAGGTCGTGTTCAACACGGAGTCCCTGAGCGTCAACGTCTACCTGCCGTACTCCGCGGAGAGGCAGGAGGCCGAGGACCGCGAGTTCCTGTCCAGGATAGAGGCCATCGTCAGAAGGGAGTCCGAGGATGAGAAGCAGGAGTAGGTACAGCCTGCCCGAGGGCACCAGGCCGAGCGTGTTCCGGCACCGTCACAAGGTCGTGGTGTCCGACGTGGACCTGGTGATCTGGTTCTTCGGTGCGCTGTCGCTGATCTACTGCGCGGCGTACCTGCTGTCGTTCGTGGCGTCGCTGCTCTAGCTAGTCGTTAGGTGGCCCGGCGGAACTGGTGACCGTCGGGCCCTGTCTTAAGGAGGAAGAAATGGCAAGGACAATCGAGACCGTGAGGATCGCCACCAGCGGATGCGAGCGCATCAACGCGCTGACGCAGTACATCCGCTCCGACCTCTCCAAGGCCACGGCGGCGCTGCGCCGAGGAGACGTGGAGGTGTTCTCCGAGTGCGCCCGCCACATCTCCGAGAACGTCGGCACCTGGGAGGCCGAGGGCAGCAAGTTCCTCGCCGAGGCAAGGTAGCATGATCGAGTCGGACGAGACGTGGCTTGAATTCAGCGAGCTGCCGGACAACAGGCTGTGCGTCACGCTGACGACGCCGGAGGAGGGATCCTGCGCGCATGCCCTGACACCAGGCTGCGTAAGCATAACCAAGATCAACGGCGTGTTCGTCGCATCGACTGTCATAGGAACGACCTGGCCGTCGTCGATAGCCAGGTCGCACGCTCGCGTGAACGTGAGCAAGATGTCCAACAGACAGTACATGCTCACAACCAACCTGCCACCATTCGTGTCGGGCAGTGATGCGATGTCCGTCATCGGTGGTCTGCTGTTCCTATACGTGGCGGTCAGGGAATCGTACACCCTCAGGACAGCGATGATGATCCGCGAGCTGGACGCAAGTATCAACGACGCAACCGAGTTGGCAAACAGGTTGCATGCGGCAATCAGGAGAATGGAGGAGGACAAGGTGGACAACGAAGAGATCGGCGAGATCGAGAGAGTCTACAGGCTCATCGAGGCGGCCGACAGGAGAAGGGACGAGGTGGTGCTCTGCCTCCTCGGCACGCCGGGCATCGGCAAGACAGAGTCGGTCGAGCGCTTCGCGAGGGACCACGGCAGGGACGTGGTGCACATCATCGCGTCGCAGATCATGCCGAACGAGGTGTCGGGCATGACCATGCCGAACCAGGGAACCCACTCGATGGAGATCTTCGACCACGAGAAGCTGGGTCACCTGAAGGACGGCGACATCATCTTCTTCGACGAGCTCCTGAAGGGGCAGCAGCAGGTGCTTAACGCCTGCCTCACGCTCATCCAGGAGAGGCGACTGATGTCTGGCAAGAAGCTGCCCGACGTGCTCATCATCGCCGCTGCGAACCCGCTGGGATCTGCGAAGCAGCTGCCGCTTGAGATCAGGCAGAGGTTCCTGTTCGTCACGGTGAACTGGGACGCCGACGAGTGGTGCCGCTACATGAGGGAGACCCACGGCATCACGCCGACCAAGGACCTCGTGAGTAACCTGAACAGGGTATACTTCATGTGCCTGAAGGGAGACTCCAACACGTGGAACACGCTGACCCCAAGGACTGCCACCAAGCTGATGCTGTGGGTGGACTCCGTGCACGACGACTACGACCTGATGATGTCCGTGTCCGAGGAGATCGGCAACGCCTTCGGAGTCGAGGTCAGGAACGCTGTGGTCCAGAGCGTGATGGACAAGTACGACGTCACGAAGAGGTTTCTGTCCGGCATCAATGAGATACTGAAGGAGGTGGACACAGACAGCGCCACTCTCAGGGAGAGGATCGAAGACATCAAGGACGAGGGGCTGAACGAGGACACCATGCAGAGGCTGGTGGACAGCCTCATAGCACTCGACGAGTGGCCAAGGATCTCCGAGATGCTGAGGTCCATCAAGCTGGACGAACTGGATCTCCAACAGGAATAGGAGGTAATCAATGCACAAGCTGAGATGCGACGGTCTCCCGTTGCCAGAGCTGTACGTGTGCGACAACAGGGAGGACGCCATCACGCTGAGCGAGAGTGGCCTACCGTTCGTCAGGACCACGCTGCCGGACGTCAAGATCCTCAAGCTGATACTGTTCAACACGCTGAGGAACAAGTTCCCGTACATCGACTGGCAGAAGGTCCTCGACGTCACTCCCGCAGAGGTGGACAACATGTTCGTCGAGGGAGGCAAGAACTTCGGCGAGCGAGTGGTCGAGGGCGAAGTCACCAGGGACGAGGAGACCACTGACGTCAAAGACAAGCTCAAGGGACTGGAGCCTCACGTCCATAGCTCAGACGTGGCGACGGAGTGGCGAGAGTTCAACGCAGACGGCAGCCAGGACCTCAAGTCGCACGGCATCAGGATCGAGGACTACTGCTCCGACGTGGAGAACTACGTCAACATCGAGGTGCTTCAGAGCCTCGGCTTCCTGCCCAGGTTCCTGTCCGACGTGGCCGACGCCATCAGGATGAACATCTACGACCAGGTCATGTGGCGCGAGTGCTACAACAAGAAGCTCGGCTGCTGCGTGGGCAGCTTCGACGTCGGGTACGACGCGCCCAACCTCATCATCCTCGACATCAGCGGCAGCATCCCGGGCGGCATCTCCGCCACCATGCTCCAGCTGATCGACTCGATGAGGGTGCAGGCGAGCGCAGATCTCATCATCACCGGCAGCAACAGCATGTTCTGGGAGAACGGCGAGGAGCTTCCGTCGCCCGAGTGGATCAGGAACCGCATCGGCTTCGGCAACGAGGCCGTCGAGTTCGCCAGGATCCTGAGGGACAGGGTGGCCGGCAGGCACCTGGGCAACGTCATCTCCTTCGGCGACTACGACACGCCTGGTGAGTTCGCAGGCTACCGGTTCAAGGAGGCGTTCGGCAAGGAGTTCGACGACTTCGTCGACGTCATGGCAGGCACCCAGGTGGACCGGGTCATGCACTACCACACCCACCGAAAGGACGAGACCGGCTACGCGAGGTGGGTGAAGCAGCTGTGTCCCGACGTCCAGGAGGAGTTCGACACCAGCTGGTGCAGGTGCATGATCGGCCGAAGGTACTACTGACATGTGCCCGGGACCAGACGAGTCCATCTACCTGTGGATGTACAGGCAGGGCCTGAGTATGAGGCCGCTTCCGGAGGTGCTGGCCGAGGCAGTGATGTCCGGCCACGACATCAGGCAGAAGGACATACGCAACTACTGGAACGGCTGGTACCGACACGACCTGTACTTCAGCGGCAGGGACGCGGCGCGGGTCATCATGCCCAGCATGTCGCGCGGCGTCCCGTCGTACGACAGCCTGCCCGACAGCCCGTACCTCGGGATGCCGGAGATCTCCTGTCGCTACGTGCCGTGCTCCGAGGAGAACAGGCCGCTCATCAGGTGGGGCAACGGGTGCCTCTCCATGGTCGACGCAGTGTCGTGGCCTGGCTGCCACTACCTGGCGGAGAACATGAGGGGCACCCGGCTCGTGGTCATAGACGTGGACGGAGACCATGGCGGCAGGCTCGACGTGGAGACGCTGAAGTTCTTCGCGTACTGGCGCGACGAGACCTGCTGCCATGACAAGCCCGACCTCGTGCTGGACCACGTGCCGCCCGAGTGCTATGACCTCAGCGTCAAGGCGCTGCCCACGAGCTATCACCTGACGTTCACCACGACCAAGGTGATACCCACGATGCACTTCACCAAGGCGCACGTGGACGTGATAGGCAACCAGCGGAACTCTCTGAGGTACTTCAAGAACAAGTCGTTCAACGGGATACCTCCCATGCCTATGACCGCAGAGACATGGGGTAGGATCTTCGACTACGTGGAAGGGAGGCAGCATGGGAATGTCGATGGCTGACTTCATGCAGATGATGTCGGCGGACTTCGGTGAGAAGATGAGCAAGCAGAGGTTCGGAGAGCTGGTCCACTCGGACAACCAGAGTGAAGTGGACATGGCTCTCCAGGCGCTTGAGCGCGCTGGTGGATACGACAACTTGGAGGACTGATGGACATTGACATCGCAATAGACAACATGATCCATGACATCAAGCAGACGGACATCGACGGCTGCATCACCGGCTCGTCGCTCACGTCCGTCGGCAAGTCCGGGTGGGACGAGGCTCCCGACGTGGACATCTTCGTGTACTCGCCGTACGCCATGGTCCATGCGGTGGACGTGTGCGAGTACCAGCTCGGCCTTCGTCCCGGCGGTGACCCAATCACCTCTGACGAGGGTGAGCGGTGGAAGGTGAACAAGGTCCGCACCTCCGGCCGTGGCACGAGAGACCTCGCGACCTGCAAGTTCACCGACGGGAACATCGTGGTCAACGTGAGCAACCGGAAGTTCGAGCGCTCCGCCATGGACGTCATCGCACGCTTCGACATGAGCATCGTGCTCCAGGCGTACGACATCCCGAGCGGCACGCTCATCGACTTCAGGAGCTGCAAGCCCAAGGAGAACGTGGTCAAGGTCATCGGCTGCGACCATGCAGACGAGTACACCGCCGTGCCAAACCCGTTCCGCAGCTTCGACGGGACCACGTGGAACGCGGCGAAGTGGCTGCGCCAGTGGGACCGCGTCATCAAGTACTGGAACAGGGGCTTCGACACGAGGCCGATGGCCAGGTTCTACAGGCACATGATCCGGGAGATCGTGGACGGCGGCTGCATGTTCAAGACCGAGGCATCGAAGAACGCGTACGACGAGTTCGTCGGCGAGTTCTCCCAGCTCGGCGAGAAGATCGACGCATGGCTAGAGGACAAGGAGGACTAGCGTGAGAACTAAGTCAGAGCTCATCTGTAGTCTCCAGACCGAGTGCTGCTACCGGGAGCTCAACATCCCGGGGCACCACAACGACGACTGCGTCAACCTCACCATCCTCGCATGGATGGAGTACGGCGAGGTGAGGTCGGCCGTCGAGCTGGAGACCAACGTCTACAAGGTGGCCGACGAGTACAAGCTCACCGTCTCCATGGACGGCGAGGACCGGGAGTACCTGCGCGATAAGTGCCTGGTCCTCATCGGGTACCTGCCATCATGGGGTCCGCATCCTGACGAGGATGAGGCCATAAGGTACGTAATCAAGTAGAAGGGAAAGAGACATGGACTACAAATCACTGGCCGGATCCATGCTGTCGGGAGGTGGTATGTCCGACGGCAAGTTCTGGAACTTCAGCAGGGAGGACCAGGACAACTACATGCCGATGCTCGAAGGCACGCTGACCAAGGTGTCCTTCGACCAGGCGAAGAACTATGACGCCAACCAGCGCAAGTTCACGTCGCCTGCGTTCTGGCCTGACGGCAACCCGAAGATCAACATCCGCCTGCACATCACCGACCTCAGCGGAGAGGTCTGGCTCCACGAGGTCCAGCCCAAGAGCACCTGCCTCAACGAGGACTGGCTGGCCAAGTCCCCGAACGGTAGCCTTGAGGGACTGCTTGGGCAGCACATCCGAGTGGAGGCCGAGCAGAAGATCGTGATGCCGGACGGCCGGGTCATCGAGTTCGGCTCAGGCAACCGCCGCCATTTTAAGGTGGAGGTGCTTGGCCCCGGACTGGCCCCCTCCGAGGGCGTGGACTACGAAAGCCTTGAGCGCGTGAGCGCCAGGGCCAAGCAGCAGCGGCAGCCGGGTACCATGCCGCCGGGCGTCCCGCGCGGCGTGATGGGGCAGCAGCAGTACCAGGCTGCGCAGTACCAGCAGCCGCAGTACCAGCAGCCCCAGTACCAGCCGCAGCCTCAGCCGCAGTACCAGCAGCAGCCTCAGGCGCAGCATGCCCAGCAGGTGAACTCCGCCATGGCTGCCGCCTACCGCGCGGCGCAGGCGGCAGGGTACACGGCGGAGCAGCAGCAGCCGGTCGCATCGGCGCCTCAGCAGTACGCGCCGGAGCAGCCGCCTGTGGATGTCTATGATAACGAGATCCCTTTTAGCTAGAACGGTGGTAGTATAGAGGAACCATATCACCGTTCTAGATAGGGGAGTCGGATGATCTGTCACAAGTGTAGGAGAGACTTGCCAGAGGACTCGTTCAACTGGAGCAACAAGAAGCAGGGAATACGGCAGACCATATGCCGAGAGTGCTTCAGCAAGTACAACCGAGAGAGATACCAGAAGAACAAGGAGTCCATACGAAACAAGATTTACAAGTATCAGACAGAGAATCCGACGAAGGTTCTGGCCTCTCGTCTGAAGACGTGCGAGAGGAACCCGACTCACTACAACGCTAACAAGGCTCTTGCCCAAGCTCTAATAGTTGGGCAAATACAGAAGCCTGACCACTGTTCGATATGCGGGTGCAGCTCAGATGAGCATCGGATAGAGGCACACCATGAGGACTACTCGAAACCCCTGGACGTCGTCTGGTGCTGCACCCCATGTCACAGGGCTCTCGACATGAGACGAAGAGAAAGGGAGGGAAAGAAGCCGGTCGGCCTTATGAGAGAGACGGTAATGCTCGACCTAGATGGAAGGGAGATAAGAAGGTTCCCCACCAGAAAGGAGGCAGCTAAGTTTGTAGATAGATCACCGTCAGCAATACATCAGGCAATCAAGCTTGGCACTACATGTGCAGGCTACAGATGGAAGTAACTAGCAGACTTATATCCTAGTGAAAGGAAGCAACCATGCCTAAGTTCTACAAGAAGTCCGAGCTCAGCTTCGTCGACGGTTATGTCATCGACTCCGACGACAACGTCGTCTGCCTGCCCGACAACGTGGCGGAGCAGATCAACAAGCTGGAGACCTGGATCCAAAAGAGCGACTACCTTGCGGCCCAGCCCAAGGAGCAGGCGGCTCCCAGCCTCGACGGCTTCGAGCGGAAGTCCAGCTTCTCCAAGGTGCGCGTCGTCGCGGACACCCCGGAGTTCGACGCCCGCATGGAGACTGCCGCACGCATCCGCGCGGAGCTCGCGAACAAGGAGTCCTGCGACATCGTCAACGAGCTGATCGAGAAGATGTCCGCGATGTTCGACTGGGTCAACGGCGACACCTTCGTCGAGGGTACCGCGGTCGTCCGCATCGACACCCCTGTCCTCGGCAACCCGCTTGAGTTCAGGACCACCGACCTCGTGCGTCGCATCACCGACATCAACGCCACCGACTACGGCATCGTGGTCGAGTAGGCAGCGCAGGCAGCGGGGCCTCGGGTTACCGGGGCCCCGCCTCGTTGAAGGGAGGTACCATTGAGAGTGCATCGCATCTGGGAGCATGACGTGGACCAGGAGTGGCTGAGGCAGCGCAAGAGCTACCTCATGGCCTCCGAGATAAAGAATCTCGTCAGCGACCAGAGAAGGATCGACGAGGGCAAGATTCCCGACGTCATGCACGCCAAGCAGTTCATCAAGCTGTATGGCGACAAGTCCAGCACGGAGATCGACACCATGTCGAGGGGGCCTGCCGCGCGCGGCCACTGGATGGAGGCGCCCGCGATCAAGGAGTACCTGCTTGCCAAGCCGAGCAGGGAGGCCCACCTGTGGGACGACAAGCTCATCTACCATGGCGTCCTCGGCTTCAGCCCCGACGCGCTGAGCATCCCGGAGATACCGGGCACGGCCATCATGGTGGACTCGGACGGCCAGCTCATAGGCGGTGACGGCAAGACCTACAACCCGCCGCTGTCCATGGTCGAGGTGAAGAGCTACGACGCCGGCAACCACTTCCTCAGGATGTCCATGGTGGTGAACCACCAGAGACTCGACGAGGAGTGGCAGGTGGCCACGGCGATGGTGGTGTGCCCAAGCATCATGCGGGCGGACATCATGTTCTACGCGCCGCAGGCAAACTCCATGTTCACCGTCACGTACAACAGGGCGAACATGGCCAGGCAGATGAGCATGGTCCAGCGCATCAGGGACAGCTGGGTCAGGCTGTGCGAGGAGTTCACCCGCCTCGATCGCATGACCACAATGTCAGAGGAGCAGATCTACCAGGAATACCTGGCATCTAGGATTCTTGAGAGCATGTAGAGAGGAAGCAATCATGAGCTACACGATCGACCAGTTCGGCTTCGAGGCCACCGACGAGATCCCCGTCAGCAAGAACGACTGGACCCAGATGGTCGAGACCTTCGTCGCCTCGGGCATCGACATCGTCAGGCGCCCGTTCGACAGCAAGAGCCAGGCGTCCAACGCAGCTGCCGCAATCCGCAAGGCTGCGGCCACCATCGGTGCCCGCGTCGAGGTGGTCAACAAGGACTCCGTCGTCTACGTCCAGCGGCTCGGTGACGTCCCTGTCTCGGCTGACTACATGGACTAATGGGAGCGCTCCAGCCTTTCGAGGGTGAGACCCGGGTCGTCAGCGTCAGCGACGTGAACGACACGATAGCCTCGGTGGTCAACATGTCGCATGGGATCGACGAGACCAACGAGGCCTTGTGCGAGCTTGACGACCGGCTTGACGAGCTGACCACGAAGCACCACAGGTACGTGCTTCTCAGCAACATGGTGAAGCGCAAGATGCGAAAGCTAAGCAACGATCTCTAGGAGGGACCATGAAGGACGGCAAGTACACGGCGTTTCTCACGGTGCGAGACAACGAGTCCCACAGGCAGGAGGCCTTCGATATCCAGCTTGACGAGGGCATGATCCTGGTCGGTGACCGGGGCGAGCACGTCGTCGGTGCGAACAACCCGATCACGTTCTTCGAGATGATCGGCGACGCCACGACCGCCTTCGCGGCCGACCACTACCCCAGGGACAAGCAGGCCTCCTCATCCATCTACGGGCTGATGATGCTCGTCGACAAGATGGCCGAGGTCTTCGAGAAGGACCTCGACCCCAGGGTCGCCAAGGCGGTCAAGGACGCGACCGACGCGATCGCCGACGTGATCGACGAGCAGATCGCCGAGAAGCTGAAGGACAAGGAGAACTGCCTCTATGAGATGCTTGAGTCCGAGGAGGTCGACGAGAGACTGAAGGAGGCCATCAGAACCTACGTAAGCAACCTGAACGAGGACGCCTAGGAGTCAACGGGCCCATGCCACCGCAAGGTGGTGTGGGCCTTTTTTCTTGTGGTCCCGCTGTAGTCCTGCTATGGTTGTGCTGTGGTAGCGCCGTGGTAGAGAGGAGACCAATGGCTTTCCTGAAGAAGGAGGAGATCGAGGCCTATGCCGCAGAGCATGGACTCGACCTCTCCGACCTCTCGTGGCAGCAGAAGCAGAAGGCTGTCGCTGACCACATGAGGGAGAACCCGACACCCAAGGAGATCGCCGAGGAGGTGACGAAGGAGGAGCCGCAGCCGGTGGTGGACGAGAAGCCGATGGACGAGGGTGAGATCGCAGACCTACGCCGCAGGCTCGCCGAGGCCGAGGCCAAGGCCAAGGCGGTGCCCCAGGTGCCCGTGGTGATCGAGCGAGGCAAGAACGTCGTGGAGCCAACCATCGAGGACTACGACCGCGCCGTGCTCATCGCAGCCCCGGAGCAGCGGCCGACGCAGTACCAGCGAAAGAAGTACTACGAGACGGTGGGCACAGAGAAGATGACCGAGGACGTCAGCTTCGACATCGGTACCAGGTCCCCGTTCGGGTACGAGGAGTCCGGCACCAAGTCCGCGACGTACAAGGTGGTCGAGTCCACCCGTCCCATGACGGCCACCTCGACCATGCCGAAGTACGGCTGCATGCTCACGTACCGCCCGACCAAGGAGCTTTGCGCCGTGGCCGAGTACAACGGTCACAGGGGCTACCTGTGGACGCACCACCGGCTGCCCAACATCAAGGGCATGCTCCAGCAGATGGGCGTCTACGAGGAGTTCAAGCACCTGTGGTACGAGGGGACCGGCCGCATCTTCTATCTCGCCGGCCTCCTGTGCGTGGACATCGCGTTCACCAACGAGACCTTCCGCAGGATCCAGCGGGAGCTCAGGCAGCGCGACGAGAGCAAGTAGGTGAGTGATGGCCGACTACCAGGCTGTGGGCGTGCCTGACGTAGAGGCGGCCCTGAGGGTTGCGTTCACGACGCCACCGTTCTACGAGTTCTACTCGAACATTCACCGCAAGTACAAGGACTTCGAGTTCACCGACACGCTGTCAGACGAGGAGCGGCTGCTTGAGTACTCCAGCGTCTACCAGCAGTTCCGCAAGTTCGTCGGATCCAAGCAGGCCGTGGTGCTCGGGATGCAGGACCACCTGGACTCCCTGGTGGCATACGTGGACGACCAGAGGGCCAAGGCGGACACGTACCCGAGGACCAGGGTGGACATGGTCTACAACAGCCTCAAGGTGGACTGGCTGATCCAGCTGAGGAACATGGCCACCAACATCATCGAGGAGATAAGAGGAGGAGGTTACTAGTGCCTAACATGGACGACGACCTCATCGAGGAGGTCGAGGACACCGAGGAGACGCCCGACCAGGGCGTCGAGGAGGAGGAAGATGTCACCGAGGAAGAGGATGCCGATGCGGGTGGCGACGAGCCGGAGGACCTGGCTGCTGCTCTTAGGGCTGTGCAACAGGCTGACAAGGCTGCTGCTGCTGATCCTCTGGAGGGCGCATCGGGTGACGACGGTGACGGAGATGGAGAGGGAGAGCCCGAGGGAGAGGGTGATGACTTCGAGGGCTCTGAGGCTCTTCCCGACGACGAGTCAGATGAGGATGCTGGAGGACCTGGAGCTCCTTACGGAGAACCTGACTACCAGTCTGCGGGAAAGCAGCTGCTAAGCCAGGTGACCCAGTACGCCATCGACGCGGCGGCCAAGGAGTTCCGCGACAAGAACATCCGTGAGATGTCGATGTCGGACATCTTCGAGAGGACGCAGGACGGCAGGGTCGTCTACCACAACCCCGACGACAGGTCGCGCCCGTTCTCCAGCCGCATGGAGGCGCAGGCCTGGCTCGACTCCTTCAATGGCCAGGTGCGCAGCGAGCTGGTCAAGCGCGCCAAGGCCATCAGGAACGGCATGGCCAGGCAGATCGAGCCCACCATGAACCTGCTGCGGTTCGCACCCAGCTACGACGCCATGTCGCAGGAGGAGCAGGAGATCTTCGACGACCTCGTCTCCGACTATGAGATCCGCAACGACAAGGGCAAGGTCATCGGTTACAGCTGTGACCTCGATCGTTCTGCTAAGAAGGCCAAGGCAATCGCAGCCAAGTACTCGTCCAAGAAGGCGAAGCCTGCGCCTGCGGCCAAGAAGGAGGCCGGGCCCCAGAGGAAGCCCTCCATCGACATGGGTTCCCATGGGACGCCCAGGTCGTCCAAGGTGTCCAGCAACGAAGAGCCGGAGACCATCGAAGAGGCTATGAAGATCTACATGAGAGAGCACAGGAAGGGGAACATGTAATGGGAAACAACAAGCGCACCGCATCCATGAAGGTAGTCAACGGCGACAAGGGCAAGGCCTCCATCGAGGACATGTTCGAGAACGCACGCAAGAGCCTCCGCTCCACCCTTGAGATGAACGTCCGACAGGACGAACGGTTCGACACCCTTTACTCCATCCGCGAGACCTGCCACCGATTCTACTTCGATCATCCCACCGAGGCGCCTGCGTTCGAGTTCGCGTGCAACATCGCGCAGGACGTCAAGGAGACCCACGAGAAGCTGATCGAGATCGTCGACAACATGACGCTCGACCAGTTCAAGGAGGAGCAGTTCGACAACCCTGCGAACGCCCTGGTCGAGTTCAGGGCTCCCGAGGATTGGGAGGACGTGCTCTGCCAGTCGATCATCTTCGCCGCCGTGCAGCCCTACGGCGAGCAGTTCGACACCATCCACGGCCGCGTCATGGAGGAGGTCGCCAAGAATGCCTGACGACTACAGGCCGAAGGATAGGAAGTACCGCATCGACAAGTGGCGCAAGTGGTCCAACGAGCTTGACAGGATGGTCGACGAGTTCACCGTGGTCGACGATCGCAACCACATCGTCGGCGTGTTCCGCAGCTACGGTCGGGCGGAGAAGTACATCGAGACCGTGCTGATGGCCTAGGTCGCAGCCGTGCCAGGGGCCGTCGGGAGACCGGCGGCCCCGTTCCTTTGGAGGAGATGCCTTGGAGGAGAACGTTAGAAGGGTTGTGGTCCCGCGGTTCTACCGGCCGCGCCCGTACCAGCAGGCGTGCTGGGGCAGGCGCAACAGCGGGCGCTACAACTACTACATCAAGCTGTGGCCGCGCCAATGCATCGCCGGCGGCACGGAAGTGTGGACAATTGGCGGAAAGACGCAGATCGAGAATCTGGTCCCAGGTGACCTCGTCTACTCCATGCACATGGTAGGCAACAACGTAGAGTACGCGGTGAGAGAGGTCACGAATGTCTGGAAGTCAGAGGTCGTCAAGCCCTGCATATCTGTCAGGGGAACTGTCGTTTCCTACGACCATCCGTTCTTTGACGGGGCTAGGTTCACTCCACTGTACCGAATTGTCTGGGGAGCTCTGGGTCCCGATCAGCGGGACAGGCTGCGAGTACTTTGTCAGCAACATGGGCAGAGCCTCTTAAAAAACGTCTTTAAATCTCCAGCGGTTCTGGGAGGAACAGGCCAGGATCAATGGGGTATGTGTGTCCTCCGTGAAGAACGTGTTGAACGGAGTGACCTGGAGGTCCTAGACCCCGTCGACCTGTATGACATCACCGTCGCCGTGGACCACAACTTCCTGATCGGTGACGAGGGATTTGTGGTGTCCAACAGCGGCAAGGACGCCGACGACATCGAACACGTTCTCGACTACGGCTGGAGGCACCCCGGCACCAGGACGGCCTACGTCGGACTGGACAACAAGTGGATCAACGAGAACATCTTCAACAAGTACATCGACGGCCGCCGCTTCTGGGACGACTTCCCTCCTGAGCACATAGACCCCAAGGACACCGCGAAGGAGGTCATCTTCCACAACAACCCAGAGGGGACGGCCGAGGCGCGCATCAAGTTCATCGGCTTCCAGAACGACCAGGCGCTCATCGGCTCCTCGTACGACAGGTTCATCATCTCCGAGACCAGCCTCTACGGGAACAACGCCTTCCAGTTCATCGAGCCCATCTGGGAGAACAAGCTGGCCATGGGCGCAGACCTGGCCGTCTACCTCAACGGGACGCCGCGTGGCATGAACAACGTCTACACCCAGATGATCCAGAACTACACGGGCGTCGACGACCCCGAGGAGTTCCCGGGCGAGCACATCAACAAGCAATACCGGACGTACGTGGACTTCCTCACCATCGAGGACCTTATGGTCCCGGACGGACACGGCGGCTGGCGCAGGCTCTACGACGACGACTGGATCGAGCAGATGAAGGACCGCTACATGCGGGCCTATGGCGACCTGAACCTGTTCTACCAGGAGTTCTACTGCCGCTTCACCACGGTAAACTCCGGCCTCGTCTACAAGGGTATCGAGCAGCTGCGCAAGGAGGGCCGCTACTGCAAGTTCAACCTGGACACGCAGTCCCCGGTGTACGTGGCCTTCGACATCTCGTCCAAGGGGAAGATGACCGACGCCACCGCAGGCATCGTGTTCCAGTACACCGGCGGTCGCATGATGGTGTACGACGTCATCGAGGAGCGCGGCGAGGCCCTGGTCGAGGTGGTGTCCAAGCTGGCGTCCAGGGGCTACTGGGAGTACGTGAGGGTCGGGTTCCTCCCGTGGGACTCTGACAGGTCCGCGTCCTCCGAGACCCCGATCGAGGAGGCCGACCGCATGTTCCCTAGCGTCAACTGGCACGCCCTCGACAAGGAGCGCATCGACCGCGGCATCGAGCTGGTGCGCAGGCAGCTGCCGAACATGTGGATCAACAGCGACAGGTGCGACCGTCTCGACAAGGCGTTCGACGCCTACGAGTACAAGCGGCTGGAGAAGCAGGACGACTGGTCGGCGACGCCGATGCACAACTGGGCGAGCCACCTCATGGACGCCGTGAGGTACGCCTGCATGGGCCTCAAGGAGATGGACTACATCGGCCTCAACGCCGAGGGGGAGCCACCCGAGATGCCATCTAACTACGAGTACTTCGGCGACGTGGTCGGCTACGACAGGCCGCCGAAGCCGATCACGATGATGACGGAGAAGGAGAGAAGGAGGTGGCTCAGTGATCGAGGAGATTCCCGAAGAGGGTATCAGGCTTGGTGACGCGAGCGCCAGGAGGCAGGAGTTCGACAGGAGCAAGATGATGGTCGGCCCGGCGGCAGCCTGCCTGTCTGACCCGGAGGTGTGGAAGAACTACGAGGACGACCGCCTGTTCGAGGCTGACAGCCTGTTCCGCGAGTGGGCCGAGGGGATGATGCAGGACAAGAGGTGGAGCGCGCCCAACTCACGCATGAGGCGCTACACATTCTCAAAGCTGTTCCAGCTCGTCACCGGGGAGAAGTACGAGCAGTCGAAACACGCGAAGTGGATACAGCCGTTCACCAAGGTGTTCCGCAACTACAGCACCAGGATCCAGAAGGGCGGCATCATAGACGGGAAACCGAAGGCTAAGACGCTCTACTTCATTACGTCGAACCCGCTGAAGCGTCCGCCCATCTCCATACGCCTCAGGATCCCGTGGCTCGTGGAGCACGACATGCCAATCACCGCCGCGTCCCTGAAGCGACAGGAGAGGAAGCTGCTGACGCCCGGTCACGCGAGCAACCCGAGGACAGAGGAGAACATGCGCCGCAGGAGCGCCGAGGCGAGGAAGCGTTACAGTGAGCGATACAGAGATCGTAAGCACTAGGGAGTACCACCTCAAGTCGCTCGACGACATGATCGTCGACTGCTCCCTGAGCATGACGTTCGGAGAGCTGGTGAAGATGCGCTCCAGCTCCAGGAACGCCCGCACCTACTTCGTTTCAAATCTGATAGTCCTAGCCGTCTTTGACATGGACATCGGGCTGATCTCGGAGATAGTCAAGAGAATCGACGGCATGGCCCCCTCGAAGGACGATGCCCAGGATTACTCCAGAATCTTCGCCGATGCTATTATGGATGTGTTATCATATAACTCAGCAGAGCAGATGACCATATACCCAGGTGACACGAGCATAGTCGCGCTTGCGAAGGCCACTGTGGCGATCGCCACGGCCGAGGTGGGAAAGAACATGCAGGCCCGCAAGGATCGCCAGAAGGCCGTGTCGATGGTGCTCGACCGCGTCGAGGGTAGGAGGTCTGAGCCGGCGAGGCCGGCGGAGCTCGTGGAGTACGAGGCCCCAGACTGGATGGGCCTCCCGGAGAACGGAGGTGCGCATGACGCAGGTGAAGAAGCTGGAGTGGCAGGAACGGATCAAGCCGACCCCGCCGGTGACGGTGCGTGACGGCGGCCTGATGCCGCCCTATGTCGGGTGCCCGAACTGCCGCATGGAGCTCGACAGGTCATGGAAGTTCTGTCCCTACTGCGGGCAGTCGATCAGGTGGGAGAGGTAGATATGTGCGAGTTCTGCGAGACCGGAGAGCCCGTCAGGACCAGCGAGAGGAACTGCAAGGCGTCGGCTCAGGTCATATGGGAGACGGGCAAATGGCGGATGGCGTTCAAGACGGAGTCGTACGACGTAATCTCCGAGATGAAGCTCGATGTCGATTATTGCCCGATGTGCGGGCGGCGGCTGAACGGGAGGCCAGAGTGATGAACCGAGAGTACGTCTGTCTCGCCATCCCGAACCTTGAGGCGGTTGCCGGCGAGACGCACACGGACTACCTGCCGCAGGAGGAGGTCGTCCGCTACTGGAACTGCGCCAAGTAGCACAGAGATGACTATGACAACGGTGTGGTCTATGGGACCTGCGACGAGTTCTCGCGGCCTGGTCGTGGATGCAGCACGAGAGCCACCGGCTTCTGTGCCTGGGGAGAAAGGAAAAAGAGATGAGCGGAGGACACTTCGGATATGACTACTCGCCGCAGGTCCTCGACGGAGAGTGGCGCGACGAGGAGATCAACGAGTTGTTCAACGACCTGATGTGCGGCGGCGAGTTCAGCGTGCGAGGCTACGGTGGCCTGCTCCAGTCGCTCGACTTCTGGTTGAGCGGGGACATCGACGAGGAGAGATACCGAGAGGCCGTCGCGGCGTTCAAGAAGAAGTGGATGCACCGAACTCCGAGGACGCGCGTGGAGTTCTATCAGAACAAGCTCCAGGAGTGCGCCGACAAGCTCAAGAGGGAGATGGGCGACATATGAACCAGAGCAAGTGGATCCAGCTCGGCAGCGTGCGCCGCTTCGACCACGCATATGCGGACAAGGTGCAGGCGCTGAAGCCGCTGGAGGAGGCGTCCGAGGTTCACGGGGCCTGGCAGGCGATGGCCGATGCCATGCTAGCGCACGGTGGCGACTGCGTGCTCGCGCGCCTCTGGCGCAAGAGACTCCTCGACGAGTGTGCCGATGTCATCCAGGCCACGCTCAACCTGGTGGCTGCGCTGGGCGTCGAGGACTTCAGGCCGTACATGAAGGAGTGCGAGCAGCGCAACAGGGAACGGGGGCGCATAACCGATGGAACGAAGGCAGGGATGTAAGTACTGTAACTGGCCGCCGAAGGACATCCAGGTCAAGGGTGGCGGCAAGTATGGACACGCATACATACGAGGCGATACGGTTGCCCTTATGACCAGCAACCCGAGAACCATTACGTTTCGTATCAAGTATTGCCCGATGTGCGGAAGGAGACTGGTGGACTGATGGTTACCGACGAAGAGCGCCGCGAGGTGGCGCGGAAGCTGCGGGAGAAGGCGGGAAAACGAATCCTTAACCTCAGCGAGCTGCTTTGGTGTATAGGCTGCGACGACGGCGACGACGCGGTAGCGTGGAACCGCCTCGCCGACCTCATAGAGCCGCAGCCGATAACCGGGGACACGAGCGACGGATACCATACTTTCAACGAGCTGTACGACCATCGAGCCAGGTTGTTCTCGGTCATCGTGCGGTGCTTCAAAGACAGGGCGTGGAAGTCGAAGCTCCATCATGACGGCACGATGTACGAGGAGATGTTCATCGTCGGCATCGAGACGCCCCAAGGTCAAGCGACTTATCACTACGACATCGACCCGTACTGGAGCGTATTCGACTGCAAAATGCTTGCCCGCGCTCCCGAGTGGGACGGCCATACACCTGAGCAGGCGATTTCTCGCATAGCGTCGCTGCGACCGCCCTGCGACCGCGACGCGCTGCTGGCGCTGGCGGACGAGATGACGGTTGAAAAGGGCGATATATGGAGATGGAGCAGCCGCATCCGCGAGGCTCTAGGAGTGTTCGACGATGGCCAGGAGTAACAACTACCGCAAGTGGACCGAGGAGGAGCTGAAGGCCCTCCGCGACAACTACGAGAGCGTCGGCCCATCGTGGCCCATGTGGGACATCCTGCTGCCAGGACGCAACTACGCGCAGATAGTCAACAAGGCGAGCGACCTCGGCCTCAGGACGCGGTCGCACTTCAAGCGCATCAGGTGGTCTGAGTACGAGGACCGCGTCCTCGTCGGCGCCCTGGTGAGGCTGTCGGAAAAGCTCGACAGGTCTCCCCTGGCCCTGGCCCGCCACCTTGAGACCCTTGCCCGGTCGGCAGACTCCAGGATACGTTTGCTGCGCGCTGAGAGGGCCGGTGACTGACGTGGGCAGGATGTCGAGGAACAAGGGCAAGAGGGGCGAGAGGGAGCTCGCAGAGAGGCTGAGGGAGCTTGGGATCACGGAAGCGCGTAGGGGCCAGCAGTACCGCGGAGGGGCCGGCTCCCCTGACGTTGCCGGCATGCCGGGAGTGCACATCGAGTGCAAGCGCGTCGAGCGGCTGCACCTCCACGACGCCATGGTGCAGAGCCGGGAAGACGCCGACGGCAGCGGAGACGTGCCTGTTGTCATGCACCGAAGAAACAACGAGCCCTGGTACGTCACGATGACGCTTGAGGACTTTGTCAACCTGTACCTGGGGCAAGATGGTGTAGAATAGTTCCCACGGGGCAACTTCCTCCGCCCCACCCACCAGGCGGCTCGACCCCGGCAGACGATCTTTCACCTCCATTCCGTCGTCTCCGGGGTCGAGTTGTGTCTATGGCACGAGCGCGTGCCTGAGGTTGTTGTAGCTGTCGATCCTGTGCTGCTCCAGGCCGGTGTCGTCGTAGTGGTTCCTGAGCTCGTGGTAGGCGTCGAGGCCGTACACCAGGTTGATCTTGGACGACTGGCTGTAGGTCTTCTGGAGGATCTGGAACAGGCGGAAGCGGCACGGGCCCTTGAGGCGCAGGTGGTACGTGCGGACCAGCATGCCGACCCTGATCCACTCCTGTAGATTGAGCACCATCATGTCCCAGCTGATCTGCTTGGTGACCTCGAACCTGCGGCCGTAGTAGTCGACGCCGGTTACCACGACCTCGGCGTCGCCGACGAAGTAGTCGAAGTCCAGCTCCAGCTGCTCCAGCCACAGGGACTCGTTCGGAGGCAGGCGGACCGAGAGCTCGCCGGTCTCCAGGTAGCACGTGCCGAAGTTGGGCGCCGTGTCCAGCTTGGGGCCGGTGGTCGGGATGAGGGCGAACTTGGACGGCGTGATGACTCCGCAGCCCTCCTCGAAGTCCCAGGAGTCCACGGCCATCACGTGGAGGATCCTCTCGTCGGTGCCGTAGGTGTAGGTCCACCACGCCTTGGCGCCGATGTCGTAGCAGAAGATGACCGGGTCTAGCGCGTCGCCGTCCTCGTCGCCGAGTACCAGGTGGACGATGCCGTCCACGTAGACGAGGCGCGCGTTGTTCAGCCTGTGACCGAGCCTGTCCGTGAAGATCGGCTTGATCTGGTCGCTCACGTAGCCCACGCGCAGCTGGTTGTTGTACTCCATGGCGTGCGTGGTCAGGGCGAGGCCGTAGCGGCTGACAGCGTATAGGCCGTCCTCGAACACGCCGGCGCCCCAGCGGCTGTTGCAGCCGACGACGTTGGAGACCTCCTCGGTCATGTAGCCCTTCGACGTGAGCTCGTTGGTGACCGTGACGTTGGTCTCCAGGAGGTTGAAGCGCTTCACCTGCTCCGTGTTCGGGTTGCCGCAGAGCACCGTGATGATCGAGGACGCCGAGTAGGTCTTGTGCTTCAGGACGCACTCCACGCTGGTGCCGGTGCCTGGCTCGATGTCCACGAAGGCGCCGCCGACGCCGCGTGCCACGGAGAGCTCGTTGCCGGGGTTGCCGCCGATGTAGAGGCGGTACTCAAGGTCGCCGCCCCAGAAGTACAGCCGGCCGTCGATGTGCGTCATGTAACGCGCGTTGACGCCCTTGGTCGTGTTCTCCTCGGGCAGCTCCAGGCTCACGTTGGTCCACTGCGACGTGTCCGACAGGGCGCCCAGCCAGTTGAAGGACCAGCTGCCGCCGTCGGTCAGCGTGACGTGGCCGGCGAAGGCGAACTCGGTAGAGTCGTCCATGGTGAAGTACAGGTCGACGCCGGTGATGTAGTAGCCGGTGGGCGCCGTGCCGGAGACCCTGAGGTACTGCGACGCGGACCACTCGACCGGGGAGGACGACAGGTACATGGTCGCCGTGGGCGACTGCATCGTGGTGCCGAGCCTGTTGGTGTAGACGTAGCACACCTGGACGCGGCTGACGTCTCCCTCGGTCAGGCTGCCGCGAGGCTCCATGACCGGCGCCGCCGTGGGCTCGGGGACCGTCGGGTAGCTCTGGACGCCCTCCGTGGTCATGGTGCCGAGGGCGCCCACGAACATCTCGGACTCGTCGGTGAAGCAGATGAGCGTATCCGCGTAGTACCCTACCTCGGTCCACGTGCGCGACTGCGTCTGTCCGTCGCGGTCCGTCACCGGCACCGTGGTCCAGGAGTCCACGTCGGATCCGAGGACGTGGACGCGCAGGCTGCCGTCGGTGAAGGCGCAGATGAGGTTGTCCTGCTGGAGGCAGGCGACTCCGGTGAACTCGGTGCCCGTGGGGGCGTTGGCTACCAGGACGTCGTCGTCCCGCGTCTCGATCGCCTTGCTCACCGTGCAGAGGCAGTTGTTCTGCACCATGAGGAAGTTGTCGGCCAGGTCCGCCTGGTTGGGCTCGGCGAACGCGGACGACAGCGGGTTCCACCCTGGCGCCTTCTCGTTGACGTTGATGCCGGCCCACTGCCTCATGGACGTGACGCGGGGCTCAGACGACGTCATCGCCTTCTGCGTTGCTGTCTGCTTCTTCTTGGCCATCGGTCACCTACACGACGTTGATGTATCCGGGGATCTTCCAGTCGACCTGGTCGGGCATGGTCGCCATGGCGTTCGCCTCGCGCATGGCCGACAGGAGCTTCTGCGCGGAGTCCGTGAGGTCCTGTGCACGCATCTGCGCCACGGGGCTGCCGACGCAGTGGAGGGCGGCCACGCGGAACACGAGGTAGTTCGGGTCGGGGATCTCCTCGAACCGCGGCTCCTCGTCGTAGTAGGAGTCGAGCTTCTTCTTCTCCTTGGCGTCGAGCGCCTGGTACTCGTCGTAGCGGGGCGGCACCTCCGGCAGCCAGATCTCGCGCTGCACGTCGGTGACCGCGACGCGCCGCTGCTCGCCTCTGGTGAGCGGCCTGTTGAAGGTGACAACGCCGCCGAGGCAGACGGCGCGAAGGCCGAGGTCTACCATGTTGACGCCGCCGTGCATGGTGTACCAGTCCATGTGCGGGTGCATGGCCTCGCCCGTCGAGGACCACGGGGCGACCAGGTAGTCGCGCTCCACCAGGCGGCCGTGGCGCTCGCGGTACAGGCGCACGGAGTCGTCGTGGAGGCCGGAGGGCTTGTAGACCCAGTCGGGCAACCGGAACTCCGGGATGCTGCCACGGCGGCCGTAGTCGTCGCAGGAGCCGAGGACCAGGCGCTCCCTGAGCCAGAGCCAGTCCTCCTCCTTCTGGAGCTCCTGGAGCACGAGGCGCAGCTCCATGATAACTTCTCTTGCTTTATCGTCCCAATATTTGAAGTCTAGTATCACCTTCTCCTGGGTGTAATAGACCTCTCGGACAAATTCATTAAGAGTCATGCTTCTCATGTTAGACACGCTCCCATAAGAATCCGCCAGCGGTCTTCATCTTTCCTCTTGACGCAAGACTGATTGACATCTGCGGGACTCCGGTGGCGTCGCTCGCATCCTTAATCGTTGGGTAGATGGCGACCTCGTTTCTGTCCATGTCTAGCTGACGAACTGGTACGAGCCTTGCATTCCTTCTACCATAGACACGGTGATACAGATTATGCTCCCACGCATGATGCGAATTCTCTTCATAGGTAACCCATTCGAGGTTATCCACAGAGTTGTTTGTTTTATCACCGTCGATATGATTGATGCATGGCTTGTTCTCAGGATTCGGTATGAACTCCTGCGCGACAAGACGATGGACTAAGACGCTCTTCGTTGGGTATCTGCCCATGCAAAGACGTAGGTATCCGTTCTTCGTTTTCTGAAGTTTGCGGATGCCTTTAGGTCCATAGATAGTTCCGTCTTCATAGACCTTGAAGGTGTACTTATCGAACAGCGTTACCGTTTTGTGCCGCATGGCACACCTACTTCTTCTTGGCCTTGGCCTTGACGGGAGCCTTGCCCTTGGCGGCCGGCTTTCCCTTCACACGGTTGAGCTTGGGGTTCTTGCGCTTGGCCGCCGGGCTGGAGTTGCGGCTGGCGTTGGCCACGATGGCCGCAGCGGCGTCGCGGTCGTAGTCGCCGCCACGCATGACATTCTTGATCGCTTCTCGGAAAGACATTGTTGCTCCAATCTATGCCTGCATGGTTCTCTGGTCGTACCCACGGTTCATGCGGTCCCAATAGGACTGCATGACCGCCGAGCCCGTGTCGTAGTTGCCGCCGGTCAGGCCCTGCTGCCTGGCGGTCGTGGTGGCCTTGTCGGGGCGGTAGAGGCCCTGGCGCTCAGGCCTCACCCGCTCGGCCCTGTGGCTGTCGAAGAAGTCCGTCTGGAGCCAGTCGGTGCCGTTGAGCGTGTGGCCCTCGGTGTCCAGCATGTCCTCGGCGAGGTCCGGGTGGATGTTGTTCACCTGGGCCACGTAGTCGGCGTAGAGCTCGCGGAGGCCCTTCTCGACGTCGGCGGCCGCCTCGTCGCGGTTGACGGCGTTCTGCGCCGCGGACTCGAAGTAGCTCTGGAGGATGGAGTTCTCGTTCTCCCTCTGCGTGTCCAGGGTCTCGGAGTCGATGTTGTCGTCAGCCGTGCGCAGGAGGTCGCGGTAGTCGTAGAGGTAGCTCCCGCGGAGGGCGTTGCCGCTGCGGTCGTTGAGCGCGGAGGCCGTGCGCTGTAGCTTCAGGTGCTGGCGGAACCAGTCGCTGCCGGCTGACTGCCGCGCCAGTAGCAGGTTGTTGTCCCTGAGGTCCTGGTTCTGCTGGTCGGCGAGGTCGTAGATCGACATCATATCGCCGTAGTTGTCCTTGATGGTGTCGGCGTTGTAGCCGACCACGGCGCCGAGGTTGTCTGCCGCCTTGCGCTGGTTGTCTGACGGGCCGCTGCTGCCGCTGCCCACCGAGCCGTAGCCGTAGTAGAGGCCGCCGCCGGAGCCGTCGGACGTGGCGTCGTCCTGCTGGGCGGAGTCGAGGAACGGGTTGACGGCGGACGAGCCCTGCTTGTTGGCTCCGCTGACGTTGCCCATGATGGACGATATGGTGTCGGCGAGGCCCGAGAGGACGGGGTTGTCCGCCTTTCTCCTGCCGCTGCCGGAGCCGGTGTCGGAAACCGGAAGGCTGATGTTTGCCACTGCTCCTCCAATGGGTCGGTAGGCTCACGACAGATTCTACTACCGACGCTAACGTCCTGCGCAAACGCGACGGGCGACCCGGTTTCCCAGGTCGCCCGCCTCTGGTGCGTCGGCTACTTGCGGCCGCCCTTGCCACCCTTGCGGCTGCCGCCGCACTTCTTGGAGCGGATCATCGGATCACCTCCTAGGACAGCTACACCGTCTGCACACGGGGCCCCATGAGCCACTGGGTAGATGGTAGCACACGGGTATCGTGGTCTACTATCTACACTTGGAACAGCATTCCGCATACAAAGAGCCTCTGGATGGAGACATTGTCTTCGGCAACATCACCGGTTGCGTCGACCATGATCTGTCCGCCACCAGCCTCACACACTACCCGGCATGGAGTAAGGTGTGGTTTTGAATCAGGCTGTCCACTAAACAAATATTCTATTGAACCAACGCCGCTGAAATATGGGGTAGAAAGGCCAGAGTCGAACGGTATTATAGCGTTTGCATGAATAGAACTATTTGCTGCTATCTCTCCGTCCATATGATAGGCAAGTGAAATAAACGAAGTCTTTTCATCTAACTTTATGCAGCAAATGGGGCTCGGCGATCGACTCTTATAGTATTCGTATGCCACCTCATGCGTATGGTTTGCAAATGCACCGCCGACAAGATCCGGCGCATCCGTTCCTTGATACAGCTGGTTCGGTACTCCGGTGGTTGCCATGGCATCTCCCGTCTCCTGGGTCCAGTTGATGCCATTCTAGCAAAGAGCCACCGCCCGCTGGTGCAGACGGTGGCCTGGTTGGTTGGATAGCGAAGCTTGATGCTATACGACAAGGGTATATTTATCTGTACCACATATCATAGATTTTGTCGCGTTGCTTAGATCTTCCGCTGTAAAGTTTTCTCGATTTCCGTCAGTTCGGACGGCTACGATATTGAAAGTGCTAGAAGACGGTTCTTCATTGGGTTTGTATATATTAAGAACCGCATTAGTTACCTCACCGTTTGCGTTTGCTGCTTGTACTCCTATTAGCGCCGCGCCAGCAGGCATTGTCTCCGAAGATTTCGCCGCTGATACAACTACCATAGATTTGTCGATATTATTTTCTACACTATCAATTATCTCGTCACTAATACAGAAGCTAGCAACTGGGCTGGTTTCTCCATTTGTTTTAATCATAAGTTGATAGTTATCTAGATCTAATGGGT